CAGAAAATCATAAGATTACTTTTGATGGATTTGAATACTGGTGGTTACATAAAATACACGGGAACAAATGGGAGGTGCATTGCATTGAAGGATTTGACAACTGGAAGAAGCCTTATAGCTGGCTTAATGAATGGCTCTACAAATGGAGTAGAGAATTAGCTGACAGAAAGATAAAAGCTTCTAATTTGTACCTTAATAAAATGAAAGAATCTTTAGAATCTACAAAACAAGTTATGGAAATAAGTAACAATAAAAGATTAAAAACTAAAGATAAAATTAAAATGATACAAGAATTATTACCAGAAGAATCAATAACCTTTATAGCGAATGTACTTAATATAAGTAGACAAGCTATTCATAGACACCTATAATTATGACAGTAGCAGAACGTTTAGAGAAAAAAAGAGAATCCAATAGAATATGTATGAAAAAACGTACATTAGAAGGAAAGAACATTAAAGGATCAAAGCAAACAAAAGATTATCAAGAAATGAGAGCAAATGATTATCCAGGATATTCTGTTTATTATATTCCAGAAGAGCACTATATTGGAATGAGTAAAAATGTTTATAGCAGAATGATTAAACATAATCACCTTGGAAAAATAATTGACGGGTGGGAGGTAATAGAATCATTTGAAAATCCAATAAGAGCGCATCTAATGGAAACACAATTTCATTTAATGGGTTATAACGGGTATAGACCATAAATGGGGAGTGGATTAAAATCCAAAGGAGGCATAGACATGGGCAACTACCATGCTTCTATAAAAGAAGTAGAAGCTTGTAGATGGTGCATACAAAACAATATATTTATATCGCCAAAAGCAAATAGTTCTACAGAATGGAGTTTAGTAATAACAATAAATGATAAAGATAATATAAGTCCTAAATCATATAAAAAAATAGAAATATGGAAAGAAATGTATAACTTTTATATATATTATTATGACAAGTATAATAATATAAAACAAGAAAAACCTAATAAAGAAAAACCTATAAAACGGCAACAAACTGAAAACAGTGCCGATAATTTAAAATTATTTTAATATGAAATCAAATTATGAGTCACAATACAAAAGTATATTGCAAGAGTGCTTGTCAAATGGTGTTTATAGAAATGACCGCACTGGAGTTGGCTGCAAATCTATATTCAATGCCTCATTAAAGATTGATGTATCAAAATACTTCCCAGTTATAACCGGTAGAAAAATGTTCCAAAAAACTTTTGATACAGAATTCGAATGGTTTATTAACGGGGAAACAAATATACAAAGATTTAAGGATGCAGGAGTAAAGATATGGGACGCTTGGGCAGACGATAATGGTGATCTAGGACCTGTGTATGGGCATCAAATGCGTGATTTTAATGATCAAAACATAGATCAAATGCAAATACTTATTAAAGATATTATGATCAATCCAGACAGTCGTAGGCATATTATAAGTTTATGGAATCCAGCTCAAATAGATAAGATGAGGTTACCTCCTTGCTATTTATATTTTCAATTCTTTGTAGATAATGGGAAACTTAATATGTTCGTAGTTCAAAGATCTGGAGATTTATTTCTGGGCATCCCATATGATGTTGCATTATTCACAAAAATACTTTTGTATGTAGCAGATTTAACTCACTTAAAACCAAATTTATTAGATATACAAATTGTAGATGCTCATATTTATAATAATCAGTATGAGGCTATAGACAAATATTTAGAACAAGATAATTTTGACCTACCAGAGTATATTTACGAAAATAGAACATTAACCCTAATAAATTATAAACACGGCCCTATAATTTCAGCAAAAGTGGCCATTTAACTTAATATATGTATTTTATCTATCACATTTTTGGTAAAAAGATTGGAGTTACACGTGATATTAATTATAGATTAAATGTCAAACAAGGGTATCATCCAACTGAATATGAAATTTTAGAAGAGAATGAGGATATAGATTATATATCACAAAGAGAATCAGAATTACAATCATTATACGGATACGTACAAGATAAGGATTCATATAAAACAACAATTAAAAACAGAAATCAAATGGTATTAAATGTAACAGAACAAACAACAACTTTTCCATGCCCTCTTAATAAGTTGAAAGGTAATTTAATGGATAATAAACATTTAAAAATAGAAACAGATCTTGGTAAATATGTATTAACAGACGAATTAATAAATTGGATTGTTGGTAATGCAAACACTTCAATGTTTAATCCAGCAAGATCATATGTATATAATAAAGCTATGGATGAATTTGCTAAATCATTAGGCAAAAGAACTCCTGCTACAGAATATAAAAATCACCCAGAAGAAGTTACTAAAGAAGATCCTAATGTATATGATTTAATTAGAAAGTGGGCTGATGAACGCGGAATTTACAAGAGTGGCGATTCAAAAACACAATATGTAAAGCTGATGGAAGAGTCTGGCGAATTAGCAAGAGCTATACTCAAAAATAACAAACCAGAACTTATTGATGCTATTGGAGATATGATGGTTGTATTAACTAATCTAGCCGCTTTAGAAGGCTTAAAAGTTGAAGATTGTGTTGTATCTGCTTACGATGTAATTAAATCAAGGAAAGGCTCAATGGTTAATGGTTCTTTTGTAAAACAAACACTATAATATGACAAAACAAGAAATTGAATTTAGAGATCCTGTTGTACAATGCGTTGTAAATAAATTTGTAAGTAGATCTGATGTTGGTTTTGCAAAGTATGGAAAAACATTACGAGAAGACAATTCTGATGTGTTTATGTGGCTTAATCACGTTCAAGAAGAGCTTATGGATGCTACATTGTATATACAAAGATTAAAAGAAGAGATTGCAAATTTAAGAGAAGAAAAAGCATTACTACGTGAAATAAATGATATTGACGTTATAGATGCTTTTGAAGTAAAAGTAAAAAAAAACCATCCAAAAGAAAAATTAAATCATATGAATGGACGTGGTGATTATTATACATTTACTATAGATGATGATTGCGATATTGTAGAAAGATATATATCAACCACAACGGACAGTCATTTTAATTTCAAAAATACTAATGCCAAGGATTAAAAGAAAAAAAGGTCCCGTTGTATCTAAAAAAGTTATATATGACGGGATTTCCTTTTCATCAGGGCTTGAAAAGTATATGTATAAAGCATTGAAAGAAGCCGGTATATACGCAGAATATGAAAGTCAAACGTTCGAGTTATTACCTTCGTTTATATTTAAAAATAGCTGTGTAGAAAGACAAGCAAATGGCAAAGGCGACTTTATAGACAGAGGCAATAAAAAAGTTTTAAATTTAAAATATACCCCAGATTTTATTGGTGAAGATTTTATAATTGAAACTAAAGGCAGAGCTAATGACGCTTTCCCCCTGCGATGGAAAATGTTTAAATATTTAATGACTTTAATGTGTGACAAAAGAACCTTATATAAACCACAATCACAATCAGACTGTGATAAAACTATCGAATTAATTTTAAAAACTAGAAGCAAATAATTATGACAAAAAAGAAACAAAAAATCGACGAACCAAAAGACTTAGAACAAAGAGAAAGATATTGGAGTATATCAATTGGATTTTATCCGGGTATATTATTTGGTATTAGGACATACGAAGAATCTGATTATTCAATACATGTATTATACTTGCCTTTTGTAGATATTGCTTTTGAAATAGATAAATAAAAAATAAATATGAGTTTAACTTTAGATAAACAAATACTATCCGATATAACTGTTTATACAAAATATGCGAAGTATTTACCTGATAAGGAAAGGCGCGAAACATGGGATGAATTAGTTACTAGAAACATGGAAATGCACACTTCCAAGTTTCCAAAAATGAAAGAATCAATTGAGCAAATTTACAAAGATTTTGTGTTTAATAAAAAAGTTTTACCATCAATGCGTAGTTTGCAATTTGGTGGTAAAGCTATTGATCTTAATAATGCTCGCATTTATAACTGCGCTTTTTTACCTATTGATAGTATTCATAGTTTTTCTGAGACTATGTTCTTATTGCTTGGTGGAACCGGAGTTGGTTATTCGGTACAGCAACATCAAATTGAAAAACTTCCAGAAATACGTAAACCAAACTATGATCGCAAAAAAAGATACGTAGTACAGGATAGCATTATTGGGTGGGCAGATGCAATTAAGACATTGTTCAAGTCATATACAGGAGCTATGACTTCTCATATTGAATTTGATCTTTCTGACATTAGACAAAAAGGAGCATTGCTAGTTACAGCTGGCGGTAAAGCGCCGGGTCCGGAACCTCTAAGATTAGCTTTGGTAAAAATTGAAGCTATATTACGTGAAAAAGCGGATAGATCAAAGTTAACCGACATTGAATGTCATGATATTCAGTGCCATATTGCTGATGCGGTATTAGCAGGAGGTATTAGGCGAGCAGCAATGATTAGTTTATTTGATCTTGACAGCACAGCAATGCTCAATTGCAAAGCTGGAGAATGGTGGGAAAACAATCCTCAGAGAGGTAGAGCTAATAACTCTGTAGTATTATTAAGACATAAGATTGACAAGAAAACATTTGATAAAGTATGGGAGCGTATTGAAGCATCCGGATCAGGAGAACCTGGAATCTATCTAACCAATGATAAAGACTGGGGAACTAATCCTTGTTGTGAGATTGCATTACGTCCATATCAATTCTGTAATCTTACTGAAATCAATATGGCTGATATTGAAAGTCAAGAAGATTTTAATGCTAGAGCATCAGCTGCGGCATTTTTAGGCACATTGCAGGCGTCATACTCAGACTTTCATTACCTGCGTGATATATGGAAAAAGAATACAGAAAAAGATGCTTTATTAGGAGTATCAATGACAGGTATTGCATCTGAACCTAATTTAAAATTAAATTATGAAGAAGCTTCACAAGTTGTTAAAGACACAAACAATGTTATATCTGCCGCACTTGGTATCAACAAAGCAGCAAGAACAACTGCAGTTAAACCGGCTGGAACTACTAGTCTTGTACTTGGGACTTCTTCTGGTATTCATGCTTGGCACAATGATTATTACATTCGTCGCATGCGCTTAGGAAAAAATGAAGCTATTTATTCTTATCTTGCAATAAACCATCCAGAACTGATCGAAGATGAATACTTTAATCCAACGTTGCAGGCTGTTGTTTCAGTTCCACAGAAGGCACCAAATGGAGCTATAACAAGACATGAGTCCACATTAGATCTTCTTGAAAGAGTTAAACTAATATCTAAAGATTGGGTAAAAAATGGACATATTAAAGGCAACAATACTCATAATGTTTCTTGTACAGTTTCTATTAGAGACGGGGAATGGAAAAATATTGGTGAATGGATGTGGGCAAATAAAGAATATTATAATGGGTTATCTGTATTACCTTACAACGGTGGCACATACAAGCAAACTCCATTTGAGGACTGTACTAAAGAAGTATATGAAGAAATGATGTCTACATTAAAAGATGTTGATCTATCAAAAGTAATTGAAGTTCAAGATAATACTAACTTTGCAGATTCAGCTGCTTGTGGCGGTGGTAATTGTGAAATAACATAATAATAAATGAAAGAACAAACATTAGTTGAAATGAAAAACAAAGTAGAGTCATTAGCTAGACTTCTACAATATGTAATGAATGAACAACAACATTTAACAACTTTAGCTGCAGGTACATTAGAAACTATTAAATTAATGCCAGGTTATGACGATGCTATTAAAGTTATGACTGAAAAAGCAAAAGAAGAATTGGGTAAGTGATAAATAAAAAAAAGGGGCACTAATTAAAGTGTCCCTTTTTTATTTATGAGATTTTAGGTATGTTGCCTAGTATACTTATCCCATCTTTCTTTTCTTTTTTTCTTCTCTACGCTTTTTAGCATCTTCTCTACGTTTTAAAGCCGCTGCTCTTTTTATAGCTATTCTTTCTTTTAATGGCAATGCTCTAATAGAGTCTTTTGTTCTCTGTCTTGTTTCCTTAGCTTTTATTTTACCAGCTTCTTTTCTAAATGCTTTAGCTTCTTCTCTTATTTTAATATCACCAGCCGGTTCTTCTATACCAAGACTAATTGAATTCCATCCTAATAAAAGAGCAACTCTTTGCCATGCGTCATGTTGTGAATTCATTGCTTGCGAAACATTCTCAATTTTATTAACTAAACGGTCAGCTGGTGCTCCTATTCCAGCTTCTATTAGTTTACCAGTAACAGAATACATAGGACCTAAATGAACTCTACCATCTTGCATAACATCCCAACCGCGTTTTTCTATAAGATCTTTTTCAAACTTTGTTTGCTGTAATGCTGAGTAAACTTTACGCGCTTTTGATCCTATTGGAGGTGATATATTTAAACCTTCTAAAACAACTTTAGCATAGTCCGCTTTATAATCTTTAGCTTTTTCATCTAGGTATTTAACGGCCATGTTTTTAAGCGTAGCTACTATTGCACCATAATATCCAGTACCACGTAAGATAGAATCTAATACACCATTAGCAACATCAATAGCTCTGTCTTCTGTTGTTTTTGGTTTTGACTTTTTATCTTTTTCTTTGTATTTTTCTTCTTCTTCATCATCGCCAAAAATTACAGCAAATAAACCTTGTTGTAAAGCAGAGAACATTATATTCTGGATAGCTAAGTAGTAAATTATCTTTGAAACATGCGTTTTAGCATTACCCCTACCATTCTTTAAATCTAGAAACGATTTTTTAACAATACGTGATTGTTGCATTGCTGTATTTTGGAATGTTAATAATAACCTACCAGCTGGACTTGCTTGCTGTTGTGATATATCTCTTGGATCACCTGACTGCTGTGTTTCATCTGATACTTTTGTAAAATCAGTCCATGCTTTATCTTCCGCTTCTTCCTTAGTTAATCCTTCTTTTAAATATGAATTAATTCTATTTCTATAAAATGGCGCGCCTCCAGAAGCAATAGCAAAACTATCCGCTAATTGTGTTGGAGCATAACCTTTCTTTAATAACCAGGATATAACAGCAGAAGCTTTGTTTTTACTACCTGCAGCAGCATTAGCTATTTCAGATGCCGCAACATCTTCTTTAAGGCCACCTCTTCTTTCCTTCATTTTATCTGAATTCCATATAGTGGCAAAGTCTTCCCAATATTGTTTTTGATTAGCAAAAGCTTTACCTGCAGCAACAGGGTTATTGTCTCTTAAGTTTAGAAAGTTAACCGCTCCTAGTAATTGCAAGGATGCTGATCTAATATTCAAGAACATAATATTACCAGTAGAATTATTTACCCAGTTGCTCCAAGCATTAGTACCCTTATCTTTTCCATGACTTCTATTTTTACCAGTTGTCATTCTATAAAGAACATCTTCAATAGCTTCTCTAGTATCTGTTCCATATAGAGCTTCTACTTTATTCATATTAGGACCAACTAATCTACCCTGTTCCCATTTACCAAAGATTTCCTCGTAATTAGCAATGAACTCTTCCAAGAACTTCTTTCTACCATTACCTTCTGTAAGACCGTGTAGATCAGAAATGATTGTACTTGAATCCCAATTAGCCTCAGGCTTAATCCAGTCTTTACCTTGCTTACCAGTTATAAGCAATCCATTTTTAAATGCAGTTAAATCAGGATCATTATTAACAAAGTTGCTTAGCATTCTTTGATCCTTCTTAGTTAACCCAGGTATCTCTACACCATTTGCATCCCATATTGCAACACGTATTGCTTGGTCATATGTAAATTCGCTATTTGGTATTAGCTTTTCTAATTCTCCTTTTACAAACGGATATTCCTTTAATAATGCTTTATAATCATTTTTAATTGATTGTCTAGCAGCATCTAATAAATCAGTTCCATTAGAATATGGATCAAGCAAAGCTTCTCTAAAAAACTTATATTGTTCCTCACCTCTTTTTCCTTTACCCAAAAATTTATACAAAAGCAACTCAAAGTCAGCGGCAGAAGGCGGTACATACACGTCAAATATACCCTTACTAGCACCTCTTCTTTTAGCTACAATATCAGAATATGTAATCATAGGACCTATACCGGTATTCTGTGATATTATTTTATTAAACTGCCCATCTAATGAATTAAAGAATGCAAGTTTTTTCTGTTGCTTTTCTCCTTTTACATCAAAGTCTTCTAATATTGTTTTTACACCTTTTGAGTTTTTAAACTTATCGCCAGCAATATTAAAATCATTAAATCCTTCGGAGAATTTACTAGTAACCCAATCGGCTTTAGCTTGATCCGTATTATCGTCTAATGTGTTTATATTGTTTGCAGGTATGTTAACCCCAACGTTTTGCAATAACACTTGTATAGCATTTCCAGATTCCGTTGGCTCTATTGTAACACCAAAACTGCTTTCTGGATCAGTATTATCAAAACCGTCTAATATGTCCTTGTTTTTTGCAACTTCTGCTTTTACGTCTGTATAATCAAATATAATGCCGTCAAGTTCAAGTTGCATTTGTTGCTTAAGGAATTCTGGTATTGTTAATTTTTTAACTTTACCTTCTTTGTCTTTATATGAAACTTTCTTTTTTATTTTAGCTAGTCTTTCGTCAATATCTATTACACTTATTTTCTTAGGTTTTGCAACATAAGAAGGTCTAGCCGCATTCAATACTGCTTTAACTGCTCTTGCTGATATTCTATTTCGTTTTAATAAAGAAGCTTTTCTAATTATTGTTAAGAGTTTCTTTGGTTTATCATGTATATCCACCGGTGATTTCTGATCCCAATTTGAAGCCATTTTCGGGAAACCAATAAAATACACATTGACATTCTTATCTTTATCCATAGAGCCTCTTTGAGTGGTTATTTCAAAGTTTACATCACCTTCTAAATCTGGCAATATACCTTCAAACTTTGTATCTCCATAAGAGAATGTTCCAACCCCTCCAAATGTAATAGCATCATTAGTCCCCCCATTTAATTTTTTTACTAAATCTGCATTAGCACTTATTCTAACTTTAGCTTTTTCTTGTAAAGCCCTAGCCTTAGGGTCTTTAAATACTTCTATAGGTACTTTTATATTACCATTAGCGACTATCTCACCTCCATTTTCTAACAGGTAATCAGTGTATGCTTTAATATTAGGATCATTTTTTAAAGTTTCAGCTATAACATCATTTATACCAGTATCTTTATTAATTGTTGGGTTTGTAGTTACATTATTTATAACTACACCTTTTAGTCTTGAATCTTTATCTAATTTTAATTCAAAGTTATATGTATTCTTTTTATACTCTATCTTTAAATCAGTCAATTTAGATGTTGATGTCGATGCAACTTTACTAACTAACTTAAATCTATTTATTTTACTAAGTACTTTTTCAACTGGATCTTCTAAAGCAGATATTATTTTATTTTTAAAATCAAACTCTTTATTTTCTAAGTCAATAACTTTTAAATATTTTCTTAATTGTTTTATAGACTTTTCTTGTAGCACATTTGTTACATATTCAGAATCTTCTTTTGACAAACCAGATACGAACTTCTTATAATCTTCATTATTTAAATCCCATTCATTTTTACTAAGAACAGTAAGAACTTCTCTAGCTACCTTTTTAGATTGCTTAACATTACCACGTTCAGCTTGTCTCGCTATTTCTGCAGATAAAGTTTCAAGTACCTCAACACCTTTTCTTTCTTGATTTGTTTTTAACGCATCAAATATAGGACCTTCATTTGCAAGGTCATCTAATACAATATCAAAAGCAGCTTCTTCAGCAATTACCTTTGCTAAAGACTCTTTCCTACCTCTAATAGGATTACCATCAGGGCCAATGATTTGATCAAGAAAATCTGCATCTGAAATGTTATTTGCTACATTCGGTAATCTTCTAACTAATTCATGCCCAGCTGTTCTTCCAGCGTTATCTGTACTAACAGATTCTCTGTCAATTTTTTTACCAACCCATTCAGGAAAATTTGTCCATTTACCATCTATACGTTTTTGAATAGCAATAGGCATACCGCCTTGGCCATCCTTACCCATTAACCAAGTGGTAGTCATATTTTCAAGAATATACTTTTTGTTTTTCAATAACCAATTTTTTAATTGATCATCTTTTTTGCCACCCATTACCGTCTTAACATCAATGTCTGCTTGTTTACCAATCTCATCCCTAATTTCAGCTATTAATGGAGTTACAGTACGGTTTAATGTAATAGGAGCATCAATTCTAGACTTTAAAGTTCTAATTACAGTAATTATCTTGTTATTTATTGTTTCTAAGGTCTCTGGTTCAAAAACTTTTGATTCTAATGCGTTTTTATACTTTGGTTTTTCTACTGTTCTAGCAGTCATGTTTTGATCTGCAGTTTCTGTAGCCATTATACCAACCTCTTCTGTAACATCTTTACTAAATTCTTTTCCTAAAATCCTCCTAGACGTAGCTATTGCTCTAACTGGCAAGTATTTATTAATATAAGCAGCCAATGGAACTCCTGATTCAGGTTTATATTTAGTTATTAAGTCTAAGATACCACCAACGCCAGTTTCTATTTCATCTGTTAGTAATTCTCTATCAAAGTCTGGAGCATCTCTACGTTTATCTACAATACGGTTAGTTATAGGTCTAAATAATTTGATAATTTCATCTGCTCCATTTCTACCTTTTTCATTATATATTTTTTGCACTTTATCAGATGATATAGATGCTTTTTCTTCTCTTATTATTTTTTTAAGTGCATTTTCCTCATCATCTTCTTGCTCCTCTTTTGTTTTTTCTTTTTTAACAACCTCTTCTTTTACAGGTGCTTTTTCAATTAGCTTTTCGGCGGTTTTTATTTTGCGTTCTATGTTAGCTTTTTTAGCAGTATATTCTGCCTCTTCCATATCGCCATAGCCTTCATCATATTCATCCTCAAGATCTTGCAATTCTTTAGTTAGACTTTCGACCTGAGCTTTTGATGATTTTATATCTTGTTTTGTTGTTTCCTCTGTGATCTCACTAGCCGGTTTTTTATATATACCTTCTTTTGTTAATCTTTCAAATGCTTTATTACCTGTGCCTTTTTTAAATGTTTTATTATAGTCTTTAACAAAATTAAATACATCTTCTCCTGTTTCAAAACTAATATTTTTAAAACCATATCGTTGTAATAATCTTCTTACTATATCACCTATTTTAGTAAAAAAAGTTTCATTGTATTTTATATCTCCATTATTTAAAGATTCAGATAATAATGGCAAAACCTCTTCTAGGTATTTTCCTTCCTCTTTTGCTAAATATTTTTCAGATACAGATATAACTTTATTATATTCATCTTCAGTTATAGCGCCATTATCTAAATTATTTTTTGCATTTTTTATAGCTGTACTAGCCTTACTCTCGGCCTTCTCAAAATCTTTTTTATAACCTATATATCTTTTTTGGAATTCAGTTTTGCCCAAAACTTCAGTTCCCAGTGTTTTTTCAATATGGTTATATAGTTCTGTACCAATCTTTTTTTGTAACTCAGTATTATTTTTTACAGCGTTAAATATTACTTTATGTAAAAATTCATGTTGCCCAGTAGTAACTACTCCGGTCATTTCCGCTACTTCTTGATTTACTATTAATGCTTCCTTTCCATTTTTTAAAGGTATAAATATACCGGCACTATCAGAGTAATCTTCAATATCTCTTTCAGTTAAACCTAATTTCTCTAAATCAGCATTTTCTTTTATATAATCATATACAGCTTTACTATCTTTTAAATCAGGAATATCTGTTGTTTCAGTTATTCCAATTGCTTCTGCCATTTTTTTTGTAAGTTCAACGTCTGTTGAAATAGCTTCTCGCAAAGAAATATCACGTAATTCACTTTTTATTTCTTCTAGTCTTTTTAATTCTGGAACAATTAGATCTTTATCTTTACTTTGTACCTCTTTTTCAATATTAGTTTTTTCTAGCATTAAATTTACAGCCTTTTCTTTGCTCTCTGCTGAAAATTTAGATGGTATTTTTAATCCAGAACTTCTTATAGTAGATAATGTTTCAATTTCTTTTTCTTTGTCTTCTAAAGTAATATCCCCAACTTTAAACCTTTCTTCTATATTATTTTTAGCGGCTTTAAAAAAGTTATCTATTTGTAGTCTGTTTGAAACCGTAGTATCACCTAAAAAACTAGGCCTTGCCATGTCGAGCATAGATGCAGCTTTTATAGCGGAAGCTCTCAATTCAATTCCTGTTTGAGTAGCAACAGTTCCTGCAAAAGGAAAAACAGCACCTACAATACCTCCGGCTTTTGCATCTATAGCCATCTCGTTAAAGTTTACATATTTTCTGGCGTCCTGATCAAGTTGTAGCCCCATACTAACTTGGTCAATACCCTTTTGTAAACCTTCTGTTAAATACTCTCCTAATGCTGACGAGGCTATATTTTTGCCAGAACCAAGTATTGATTTACCAAAGTTTTTAATTTCACCTCTAAATAGAGAGCCTAATACTTTATTTGCATCGTTGCCAAGACCTAATGCTTTACCCGTGTTTTTTAATACATTTAATTGAGAAGCATACTCAAGCCCAACGGAAATAGCTGAAAAAGCGGCGGCCTCTGCTCTATTAGCATATTTACCATTTCCAATTGCTTCTGCAATCTCTTTTTCAGATGGAGCTTTACCTAAGTCTTCCGATAACCCTTTCACAATGGTATCATAGTATTGAGACCCATATGTTTGAGTAAACATATTAGCCGTGCCTAATCCTATTAACAATGGATTACCAGTAACTGTTCCAGTTGCCGTAATTGCTAGATTCGGTGTTTGTTCAGCGACTAGTTGTAGTACATCATCTAATTGTATACCGTTTTTTAAATCTGCTTCATTAAATAAACCTGTATACTCTTTTGTCTTTTCTATAGATTTAACTCTATCCCTAATTAAAGAGCTTGTTTTATCTAAATATTTTTTTACTCTATTTTTAGCTTCGCCGTATGTTTTAGGTACATCTTGTTCTTTAGGATCATATACATTTAATTCTTTAAGTTTCCATTCAGCGCTAAAGGATTTATCGATAGGAGCATTGTCAGGCTTGTCCTTAATGGTAGAATAAATATTATTAAGGGTTGCAATACTATTTTGATTCGATGATGCTAATGATTCCTTTACTCCTAATATTATATTTTGTGTGCCTTTTACCGCCCCTTCTTCTATAATAGCTCCTTTTTTAGCAATTGTACCTATCATTCCAGGAACACCGCCAACTTTTTCTAATTCACCGCCTAATTCCTTTTGAATATCTATAGTACCCAAAATTACATCTTTACTTCTGCTGTATTCTTTATCCAGAATACTTGTTGCCTCCTCTTGAATGTTTGAAAAATTTTTATTTAACTCTTTAAAGCCGGAAGAATTTATTAGAAAGTTTGTTACTGTTTTTTCAAAATAATTTTTTAATTCTATATTTGCTTTATCTACAGACTCCTGAGTATTTAATGAATATTTTTTCTTTATTTCTGCTATTTTGCTATTTATTAATGGCCTTGCTTTAGCTAATGCATAATCTTGTTCAAATTTAAAGGATGGATCCTTAGATACAATATTTTTAACATTAAGTTCAATTGCTTTATTTAAGTCACTTTTTGTTTTAAATTTTTTAGGATCTATATCTTGCGTCACCATTTCTATAGCCTCTTGTTTTGGAGCATTATAAAAAGAATTAGTAGACTTATCGTATTTTTTCTCAATATAGCTTGGCTTTGCTACCATTTTAGAAACAAATAGTGCTCTTTCCTCTAGCGGATAATCTTTAAGAAACTCAAATTTACCAGAAGCATTCATAGCGTTCTTTGAGTCTTGAGCAAAAGATATTTGCTGGTCTCTTATAGGTGTTTGATCATAATATGTTAATTTGCCTTCTTCTGCTTTTTCTTTGCTAGGAAATAAATCTTTTACATAGTCGACTAGATCGTCAAACATTGTAGGTTCCTCATAGCTTTTTGGCACCTGATAGCCTCTGGCATCAAGTTTGTATTCTATTCTTTCTGGCTTCTTTTTTGCTTTTGGTTCTTTTACTTCTGTAACCGCTTGCAGATTACCTAGAAAAGAACTTTTAATCTTATCTTCACCAAAAATATTATCTTGAGATACCGATGAAGGTTTTACCGATTTGGATGCCGTACTTTTTGGTTTCCCTGCTGTTACAGCACCCTTTTTTACAGCAGGCCTCGGCTTTCCCGGCGGTTCAATAGTAGTTTCATCTTCTATTCTTTTAATACCAAATTTATTAATATATGTGTCAATATCGAGCCCTTTTTCTTGAGCTTTAGACAATACTTCTTCTTCTGAAAAATCAACTCCGTTATAATTGTATATAGGCATAGTTAATATAGTTTTTTATTAAGGCAATTCAACTTTTTTATTAGATTTCTTTTTAGGTTTTACAGGTAAAAATGGTTTGTTACGTTTTCTATCATATACACCAATACTAGCTGCTAATCCGTCTATACCTTGTCTAACTTGATCCGCACTTAAAGGGATTTGCATGTAGTCTCCAACAGATTTATCATATTGCCATAGTGTAGGTTTTCCGTTTTTAACTCTTAATTGTCTTTCTTGGGTTCCAAATAATGTCCCTTGCCCTCTAGCCATTACCCTATTTACGGCTTCAACAGCATAGTTATAATTCTTTTGAGCCTCAGAAACTTTACCGCTGCCGCCGCGACCTCTGCCAGCAACAGTCAATTTAGGTTCTTTTTTAGGAGTGACAATAGCATCTCTATTTTCCCAATAAACTGTTACCTCATTGCCATTTTCATCTTTTTCTTTTGTTCTAGTTAAATTAGCAGTTACAGTTTCTAAAGTATTTTCTGTTAGCATATTTCTCAATGCTCTTTGTTGCGATTCCGGTGTTAATGGAGCTATATATTTATCAAAATATCCTCTATCTTTACCAAGTGTTACATCTACAAAAGCTCTTAATTCAGGAGTCTTACTACCGTTTATCCAACCCGTAGCTTCAATATCTGATTTTTCATTAATAGCAGTGGTTATTGCGGACATGTTCAATCTACGAACACCAACCATTTCCATTTGCCTACCCTCGCTAGGAACATTTATTGTTTCTGGTATTGATGATAAATAACCGGGTCTTATATTATCTTTGTCAAAAAATGTTTCTTTAGCTTGCTTTATATTCTCATTTCTATCTGGAACTTTAATAAGGAAAGAATTATTAGACAATTTGTCCGATGTTAAATACTCATTTGAATTAAATGTATATTCATTATAATCCGTTTCACCTTTTTTCTTCCATTTAGCCGTTACATTAAATCCACCATCACCATCATCTGTTATATTATAGCTAGAATCCTCATAGTCTTGCGTTCTTCCGCTAAGAACATTCATCGCTCCCATTTTCTTATCAACTGTATCACCTACTCCATTTATTACATATCCGCCTGGTTGACCGTATGTTCCAGCTGAATCTCCGTACACAGCGATCTCTCCACCTAATGTTTTTACACTTTCAGCAGTACCATCTATATATTTATTAGCTAATGATATTTTGCTAAATAGTTCATCACGCTTTGATTTATTTGTTTCTGATAGTAAAGCTACTTGAGCATCTGCTGCATCTTTAATTCTTTCGCTAACAATATTATAGATTTCTTTATCCGGAGTAACACCTAATTTGTCTTGTTTTGCAGACCAATCATCTTTTTTGTCATTCCAAAGCAATTCTATTTTATTTCTTTCGTCACGTTCTCTTTTTAAAGCAGCTTCTCTTTCTTTTTTTATTTTATCTACATTAGCAGCATATGTTTGTATACCCCCGGCTATAGACGCAGCGGCCCTTTCAATACCAGCAGCAATTAATTCGCCACTTTTAGCTCTTTCAATTATAGGTGGATTTTCGTAATATCCCATTATATTTTTGTTTTAATATTGATTTATTTTATCCAGCTGCACCAGCAATACCTGTACCGCTTCCAGAACCCATTGATCCGATCGCTGCTCCTGCTAAACTACCAACAGCCCCAATAGCCGATCCATATAAAGCACTTTGTGATTGTAATGCAGATTGTCTATTCTGTTGCGCTTGGGCCTGCAGACCAGCTAATCTATTTAACTTAGCTATATCTCTATTTTCTTGTTCCCCATACTGGAACTTAATACCTTCAGCTTCTGCAGCTTGTAATCTTTGAGCCTCACTCATCTGAATATTTTGTAATCTTTGAGCTTCAGCCATCTTCATTTGTTCCATTTGCTGAATACCTTGAGCTCTTAATTTTTCATTAGCAGCCTCTTGTTGTTCTATGCTAGCTGATACGCCTTTCTTACTTTGTAAAGCCGCTTGAGCTAAAGCAGTAGCTCCTCCAGCGCTTGCCCCTGTAGATCTCAAAGTGTCCAATGTGTTTGCTAATGCCATGTCAGCCTCCTCAGCTTGCATTTTAGCAGCCTGTACAGATACACCAAGATTAGCGAATGGATTACTTACCATTCCACTTAAATCTTTAGCCATACCGCTTATGTCCTTTAAATTTGCGTAAGGGTTTGGTATTGCCTGCCTATTTTTTTCTAATGCTGCTATTTCAGCTGCCTTCCTATCTGCTTCATTTTTATAACCTTTAGCATTTTGTTTTTCTTGGTGAGCCCCTATTAATGATCCTCCTACGGATAATAATGCCGCTCCCCCTGCTATCGCTGCTGTTACTGCACCCATATTATATTATTTTTTTTGATATTTCATATGATGGATTTTTGTCTATTGTATATCCTAATCCATTATGTATATCTATTAAACTTTTATTCCTTGTTATACTTATTATTGTATTACACCCTTCGCTCTTAGCTACAGCCTCTAACCCATCTATTAACAACGCTAAAGAATCTTTTCTATCGTATTCTCTATAATTTGGGTTAGAAACAATCCAATCTAACCATGCCGCTTTAGAATTTGTTAAATATAAAAACCCAGCAGCAATAAGAGTGTCACCTTTATAAACCATTAATCCGCCGGTACCATCCATTGGCAATACGTCTTTACTTAATTCAGGCCATCTCCACCATTTCCACCAAGATAATAGAATATCCCAGTCAGACTCTTTTAATGCTCTTAAACTTAATTCCATTTAATTTAATTTTAATAATAAGAATGCGCGTAATTTATTGATACCGCAAATAATTCTGCCGGATTTGTTTGTGATCTAGAATTGGCATTTGAATAAGGATCTGGGAATTCTAACGTAGCTGTAATATAGTATCCTTTTATTCCAGATATTGAATTACCAAAAACTACTTCGCCTTGCCCTGACGATGTGTCATTTATTATGGTTCCATAATATTTATTTTCTTTGTTTTTAAATGATGTAGCAAACAATTGATTTTGCAAATCACTCAAATTGGTTGGTAATACAAAAGAACTTATACTCAATGCTTTATCAGAATTAGTATAAAGATTAGTTAAAGCCCAACCAGGACTTCCCTCATAGTTTATAGTATTAAAACTTTTAGACTCAGAAACATTTGGATTTAAAACTAAAGTTACTTTTGAACTATATTGCACGCCATAAAAATTACAATATCCTACTTGAGTAGTAGGGGCATAATGTTGCCATATATTACCATTTTTAAATGTAAAATATTTTTCTCTTAAACTTCCCCCGAACTCAGGTTTAAAAGAATAAAGACTGGTCCAGCCATTTATATCTTCATCAAAAGATATTGTTTGGAATTGGTCGGAATCATTTCTACCTCCGGTATTTAAAGGTGGTTGCATTGACACAACATATAACTTGTTGTGCATATCCCATGACCCTATAACTTTACCGTCTTGACCAACATTTGATAATTTATCTCTAAAATAGTCAATCATACCATTTGCTGATATTTCAGTAATACCATCTTGAGATAGTCTTAATACAGCGTTCTGATTTCTATCTGTAAAGTATTTTCGATAACCAAAGACAGCAAAACTTTCAGGGTTAGTACTTATACCGTAGTTACCAGCGTAAGATTGTATCTGACCTATTACTTGCGTTCCAGACGTAGTCATTGGTTGACCTTCTGCTGAGTATATCGCGTCTTTATCTATCAATGCTCTACTAACCTTTCTTTCTTGAAATATGATAAGGTTAGTATCTTCTGCATATAGTTTTTGTATAGATCCTTGAGAAGGTTCAACGCTTCTAACTATGTCTTCACCTATTGAAAACTGATTGGTATTATTCACGCCAGTTCTAGAATTAAATATTCCAGAGTATATCATAGAATTACTTCTATATTGCTGGCTATTTATATCTTCGACTATGTAAGCTTTAACACCAAAGTCAACCGATGTGTTATTGTAACCCCCGCGTATTCTAGCTTCTTCAATATACCAGTCACTTTCAGGCGTAGAATTATAAGTCTCAGGTACATATGAAAAATCTTTTATTGCACCAAATTTTATTATTGTGCCTTCTGGTATTTCCTCTGTTATTTCATTCGACACTATTATATTAGGGGAACCACTGTTGCCAATAAATATAGTATTAGTAAAAATATTACTGCCTATGCTATAACTTATTTCTTGCCCAACACCTACATTCAATAAATCTTGTGCAAAAATTATAAGCGTATCCCCAGCCTCTACCAAAGTAGATGTTTTACTTTCAGACGGTAATACATCTACAACAGTGTCTAATTTTTTTAACCAGAATGTATTAAAATATTTTAATTCTATAGTTGCTGCCATATTTAATAATTACTCATTTATTTTGGTTTTTAGATAGACCTTAATTGTGTTAAATTACCTCTTAAGTATTCATTATTCTCTATTTCACCTATTTTAGGAACTAATATATAACTAGACGGTGGGGTAGTCAGAAATATAACTTTACTCAACTCAAGTGTTGTTTGATTTATTATAGCTGTAACTAAAGCAGCCTTCCCGTCACTTATATTGTATACCACGTCACCAACTTGGACACCTTCTAACACAAATCTAGCTAATGGATCTACTATTCTTCTAGGATTAGGTAAACTTTGAGCGGTCGCTTGCCCTTCCAACCTAATTCTTTGATTATAAGCCCACGCCGTTTCTGCAGCTATAATAGGACCGATTGACAATGTACTCGAATTAAGCAAACCGCTAAAGAAAGGCCTATTGGTAATTAATGGCATTATAGTTATATAATTTAAAACCGGTGGTAAAAATGGACTTGGTAAAGAACTTGGAGGTAAAGTGCTCCATGTTATAGGACCATCGTTTATAGTGTTATTATATGTTCTATCCGAATTTCTAAATACTACACCGCCTCCATTTTGATTAACATAAGGAACCCATGGATTAGTAAGAGATTCATTAGAATAAAACTGTGTTATATTCATTCCATTATTAGAAGAAGCCCATACGTTTCCAACTTCTCCAAGTCCAGAATCTGGCCTTGAGAATATAGTTATTTTAGTATTATTAGGAATAGCTACTAATGTATTGCTGCTTATTGTTATAACTTTAGTAGTTGTATTAATATTTGTAATCTGTGTATTCTCAGCAAAATATGGATCGTCAACCCAATTAGCATATCCAGCCGTTCCTATAAAAACCCCTGGGACTATTGGACCTAACATAGATTCCAAAACATCATCTGTTTGACTTGGTAAAGATACAAGTTCTATTTGATTAGATGTTGAGTCCTGATCAGTAGCGGTTAACTGATAAACATAATCAAAACCAACTGTTCTGTCTGAATTTATTCTGCTATAAGGATAATCTGCACCTGGTGCAACTAAAGCTAATTCATATTTTGGCGGATTAACTTCATAAACATTAACATCTCTTGTTTGTACTTTGCCATAAAAATCAACGGTGCCACAATAAAGGTTATTTGGAAAAGATCTAGTAAAAGTTAAAATTGTATCTTGACCTATAGCATAATTTGATAAAGAAGTTGCGTAACTGAGTCTCATTTGGTAAGCATTGAAACTTACATCCCAGGTGAGGCTTAATACAGTAGCGGTGCGAGGTTGTCCTCCGGTATCAACATAGTTAACTGTATCCCCTACCACTGGTGCTGGGAATCTACCTCTAACAAAAACATTGAATCTAGCATCGTTTGCAAATTGAGGAACAGTTAGGTTAAACTTATATTGGTTAACATCCCTTCTATATGTATATTTTAAAACCAAACAATATTGACCCGGGGTAGAAGTAGTGAAAGAAGTTTGCTTATAAACTTCATTCAAACTATTAAGGGGTATTCTAGCAACTCTATAGTAAGTATTAGCTGGTATTGCTACAATAAAACTGGTTGATTCTAAAGAAACAATACAAGAATCATCTGTTATAACTACAGACTCAATTCTGCGCATTCCATTTACACCAAGATCAATAAAGTCATCAACCTTTGGTCTTGGTTGATCAGATGGCAAATTAAATATAACTTGATTTCCGCCTACAGGGCTACTATTACTCGTTTTTAACCAAGTAAAATGATAAAGTGACATTTCTAAATCAACTACGGAGGACCATTCCGGGTTATTAATATTTATTGATGACGGAAACCCATTGTCATTTTTTACAGGTACCCAAGTATCATTAATAGTTGGTTTATAATATAATATATATTCTAAATTACCTTGTCTTTGGGTGCTTATATATCCTGATTTATCTGTATTTGATGTTAATAGATTACTTAGTGGATACAAATTTTTACCATAATTAGTTAAAACCCACTCTAATGAACCCTGCGTTAAGCCAATAGGCCTTGCTCCTCCGCCATTTACAATACTAGGATTTACATAATTTTGGAAAAATCTATTTGGGGCTGGAGGGGTTGTTTGCGTTATATCTGGCAGCCTACTATTGAAACCATCGACCAAAGATAAATCTTCTGCCCCAATATGGTAAACAGCATAACCCTGACCTATTACATCGGAACCTGAACAAGCGGCATTATTATCCCACACAAATGGCTCTGGAGTTTCATATACAAGTACGTCATTTACTCTTGGAGCAACAACAGTAACAGTAATATTAATTTCGTCCTGCAAAGAACCAAAATACGGCGTACCGCCTCCGTTTAAAGGCAATCCACCTGAAAGCGCGTCTTTTATTCTAACTGTTAAATCATAAGAACCTAAAGGTATAGACTGATTTATAAGAAATAAATCACCTGTTGAACTGTTTAATTGGAAATATGTCTCATTACCATCAGTCAACTCCCACTCCATACCTATACTATTCTCTAGAAAAGATCCATTACTAGCGTCTATATTCACTATCAATTGTGATACAAAAGGTCCTGGCGTAACAGATATTTCAGTATTATAATTATCATTTAAGAATATAGGTTGGTTATTTCTAAGTCTACCCGTAACAGGAAATGTAATAAATTCTCCAGCTTCCCATTGAAGTTTAATTAAGAAAGTATAACTACCTGACGTAGGAGCGTTATGATCAAATGTAAATGGTTCTTTTATAAACAGTCTTATTGTATTTGGATCTAATGGAGTTTCTAAACTAACTCCAAATTTAGAGGTTAAATCAATAGCTGGTGAAGAATTATCAAAAACAGACACTAATATTGGATCGCCAATGAATGTTAAAGGTAATCCAGTATTGCCTAAAAGCGTAAATGTATTTGTTATCCATTTAGAATCTGGTTCTCCTTCTTCCTCGTTAGTTCCTTCTGGATCTTGATTTTCATAAAACACAAAATTTATATCACTAAAACCTATTGGACCGTCGTAACCAATAAGGACATCGTAATTTAGGTCTGATATCAACCCAGTTGAAGAGGTTTCATAAAATAACTGTAAAGCAGACACGACAGGAGTTGTTTCGTATACACTTAAGAAAGGTACCATTTCTTTACCTATAACCCCAATTGGATTAACAACTGATACCCTACCTATGCTAGGTTTTGTTTGAAGTTGATAAAAATTTAATCCAGCAGTACCTTTTATATTATTAACATCATTTTCAAGAAAATTAAATTCTTCTGCAGAAGCTATAGCTGTAACTATATCTGCTTTTCTAGTTGGGAAATATTGTATATTTTCAGCTTTTGTTACAGTGTAATTTAGATATTGTATTTCTTCACTATTAACCACCCAGTTTGGTGGACTAAAAGTTATTATACCATGCGTTGGCCTAACTACTTTTATCTTAGTACCAACCGGTATATCAACAGTTAATGTGCTGGTTAATGTTATAACATTATCAACAACAGAATCCACTATTTCTGAATATGTCACCCCATCTATCTCATAAACTATCTCATCCTCTGCTAAAACCTCTTTATGAGGCTCCTGTAATGTTATAGTTGAGCTTCCGGAATCGGCTTCTATGCTATTAGCAACTTCAAAAGAATATATTTCATTAGAAACGACTACAGTGTTAGCGTACCAAGCATTGGGATTTTTAATAGTCGCGGGCGGAGCAGCAGGATTATCTATTGGTTCATTGGCTTGGTCTGATTGAATTCCATTGCCAGGTATAACTGATTTTAATATACCACCAAAATAACCATTATCTTCTAATTTATATATTATTGAATTAGCCAGAGGATTAGTTTCTAGGTAATCAATATCTGCGATAACATTTAGTATAGTTGCTGAATTTTCTACTTTACCGTATAACGCAACACTACTTCTATATAATTTTTGGTCAGGCCCAACCTCGACTAAGTCTCTTGGAACTTTGTTTATATTGTCATTTATTAAAACTATATGACTAGTCTTACCAACTTCTCCAACAGGGAAATCCGTCATATTTATTCCATTCTTGGTTGAAGCTACACCATCAATGTCATAAGTAACTTGTGATCCATATGTTTGATCATTTGGGTAACCATCAAGCATTCCTGGTAAATAAACGTTGTAATATTCTTGTTGTTGTTGTTTTACTACTATTTTATAAGAATACCAACCTATCTCATTTATACTATAAGCAAATTTTGAATCAACTTCATTTACAGGATTTGATAAATATATATCGTTTACTCTACCGCTTGTTCTGATAAAATATGATGGAGGCGTTGGGTTTGGATCTAAAGGCTTTCGAGGTATAACTTTTACATAATCGGTATAAGCTCCGCGCATATAATCGCCTACCGCAGGAACTTTTTGACCGTCTGATGAATCAATAGTAAATTGATAAGAATTATCTGTTATAGTAGTGCTATCCGGTGTTACTATAAAACCTATAGTTGATGTTGGTTCTGCATATAAGCCAGGCGTACCTGCTTGTATATCTCTAACAGATTCTATAGGATTGTTAACTATAGTTACTATAGCATTTCCAAGCCAATTTTTTACAGATTGTATGTTTGTTGAATCTTCATTTTCATATGGAGCATATAAAGTTGATCCACCAAATAAAGTTTCACCAACTCTTACGGTTTGAGACCCTATAGTTGACAATATAACAGGTGATTGTCTACCAAACTTATCTGCTAATATAAAACCTACTTGGTAATTTCTATTTTGTTTTACAGTATGATTAGGGTATTCTATAAAGTTGGTAAATACTCCAGATTTAGGTAATACTGTAGTGTTATAGTTTATAGCTGGTGGAGCTGAATATGTATTATAAAAATTACCATATATAACTCTATTACCTGCTACTTCTTGTGCTAACGCTCTAACAGGAATATTATCATATACTCTAGTTATTTGGTCATCTGGTAACGTTTTAAATGGTTTTTGAGATTGATAGCTATAAGAATATATATTATTATTTGGAGATGACTGCCTAATATCAGTATAATCAATAGTGTCTAAAACTTTTACAGATAACGCGTCGGATTCTTTGTACAGTATATCTACTTTAGTTATCTTATAAGAATCCCTAATATTATTACCTATATCAGGCAGAGGTATTAATAATTCTATATTATTAACATTATTTTCCATCCAGTTTATAACTGTACTTTTATATGCAGATGATTCATCTCCATTTACAAAATATCCTTTTTGTTTTGGAATATATGCTATTTGTGTAAATGGCGCTATTAATGAATATTCATTATCATCAAACTTAAACCTATAACTAAATCTAACATACTTATCCTCTAAAAAAGAAGGATCGCCAGCCCAATCTGGATCATCGGACTTATTAGTCATTGTTGATGTTAAAAATGTAACCGTATCTCCGATGCTTATAGTATTGTCAAATGTATATAATTTAAATGTATTTTCATCAACATTTGTTACAATTGTATATCCGTTAGGAGGCATTGTATTTGCAACTAATGTCATTCCAACTTCTAGTGAACCGATAGCATTATCGAAAGAATAAACAAAAGTTTCTGTGTCTATGTCTGATATAACAACAGTAGCTTTCTTTAACATAGAAATTGGATCAATTGGAGCATATTTAGCCACAGATATTTGAGTTTCTGTGGTATAATATAAAGGATCAGCTAAAGCATTGTTTATGTTTATTTTACGAGGCTGATTCCTATTGTCTGTCCAAAATAGTAGCCCTTCTATTAGGTTTACACCTATCACTAAGTTTGTGGTAGAAAAATTTAAAAACGTTCCTGATACTAGCGTTTTATATTGAGGGTTAGTATTGAAATCATACATTGTTATTTTCATTACCCATCCGCCTGTAGGAGGAGTAATATTATCACACAAAGTTATATTTTCTGGGGATAAATCTGTATAGTTTGTTAAAAATTGATATATTCTATTGTTCTCATTATCCATGAAAATACCAATACAAGTTAAACTAGCGTCAACTGTACTTAATTGATTTAGCTTAATATTTCCTAATATATTTTGTAATACACCAATATTATCACTTTCGGATTTGCCAACAGATATATTTAATGCGTCTCTATATTGACCATTTGGAATAAGTCTATCATCTAAATCCTTATTCATTTTTGATTGTAAAAAACTATTCTTTACTTCAGCCATTTTATTAGTGTTTAATCCATTTAGACTTGCCTCTTAAAACTTGAGTTATTTCCTCTAATTTAATATTAGACAATCTGATTTTAGTATTTCTTAGTTTTGCTCTTTTTTCTTGCTTTAATCTATTAACAAGATATTCGGGTTGATTTGCCCTTGTTGATATTATAGCATGTAGTATATACGCATACATTGCTTCTTCAGCTAATTTAGGTACTCTAGTGTCTAAGTCATATGCCAAGCCATCTGAAATATATTCTAGCACTATTAATTTACCAACTAAATCGCTACTAAATGAAATTTTACCTTCTCTTTCATTCATTGTAAAGTAGCCATTCATATTAGCAAATTGTGGATCTAACCCATATCTTCTACCATAGAATGCGCTTTGAAGCCACATTTGCCCATTATACCAATCACCAACAAAATTATCTATATCAAATGTTATACGATCTTGATTATTAGTTGCCCATCTTTCTTCTGTAATTGATGTGCCAGTTATATTTGATTCAAAATTATCTTGTATCGGCATACCTCTATTATCTTGAATAGGGTTTTCATAAGGACTTGTAGTTATATTATTAGACGGATAAATAGGATGCTTTATCCCAGAATGATCTATCCATGAAATTTTAACATAATTAACATAATCTTGCGGGATTATAACACTTAGACTAGGAGGAACTGTTAATTCCTGTGATTTTATACTTTTTAATGTATCGTAACTGAACTCTTGCATGCTACGTTTAGCATGGAATATAACATCTGTTCTTTTTACTGTGTTTATTAATTTACCATGTCCAACATAAGCAACCATAAAATTATTAACAATGTCATTTAATGTTATATAGGAATAACTGCCGTAATTCTGCTCCGTAGTTTCGCCATAAGCATATGTAGATGGTTCCCCGGGTTCTCCATAGTTCCCCCCATTTAATACCTTTAATTGCACAACTAAAAAACTATCCGTCGTTGGCAAGCTTGGATTAATATAAGTTATTGTATTTCCATTAACAGAATACTGAGTAACTACCTCTTCAAAAGTGCCTGGAAATCCAGTAGGACTCCAATATAGTTTAAAATTATTTAAAGCATAATCTATATTATTAGGATCCCAACTGCCAAAAACTAAGTTAGTATTAAATGTTGTAACAAATGATGACGTCCAATAAGGCCTTTGCCCACCACCTGGGTTATAATATATTATTTTAAAGCCTTGAGCTCCTTCGTAATATTGTCTATTAGTTTCTGTTATTAAACCATTATTTGGAGTAGACATACTATATTATGATTTTGAATTAATATTTTCTGCTTGAATCTGTTGTGCGGCAATGCTAACTATCTGTTGATCGCTTATAACAATACCCGAATAAAGCAATATCCTTGTTATTAAGTTGGTTTGTTCAATCGGATGCAATTGGAAATCTTGCGAGGTTGAAGGATTGTAAACATATTGATTATTAGGGCCTAAAGAAAAATTCCATACAGGATTTAATGGTTTTTTAATATAAGTACAAGAAATATCTGAATTTATTGTTTTCGGATATACATATATTTTAGAATTTTTATATTCATATACGGGCCAATAAATAGAAGGTTTTACAATTGGTGATAACATCATTTCCAATAGTTCATTAGGTTGAACATACTGAACTTCTTTTTCGTCTTTATATATTACCGTACCTATTTTATAAAAGTTTGCAGCATCTGGTGTTGTAAAGTGATCAACAGAAAAAGCGCAGTTGCCGTATGAATGAAAAAACGCTATTTTTTCTTCTAAACTTTTAATTCTATCTGTATATTCGCTATCATTACCTTGTACTCTAAGTACTTGGTTTAAATCTTCAAAATATTCATTAAATATTTCTAATTGAACTTGAGCAGCGGTTCTGTTAAATTCGTCCGGAGTTAAATTGCCTCTCTGTTCTTTATTTATAATTAATAAAACAGTTCTATATACTGTATCTACACTTACTGCCATTTGCTATTTTTATTATAATATTAAGCGGATACTGCAGTTAAATTTACAATATCCGCCTATATATTAGTATTACGTATTATTTAAGTTTTTTCTCTATAGACTTAAAGATTACAATGCCTTCATCTGTTTTGAAAAATGCCGCCATTGCAGAATATGGGTTTTCATCAAACGGTACAGTCATAAGTTTTCTGTCGTTTTCTCCCCACATAAATGTTCTTTGATCTTGCGATAATTTAATTATACCAGCTTCGGTAGCTCTAATTGCTAAATTTCTTAAAGGTACATTATCGTCATTAGCCAATTCTAAGAACAAAGAAGGATTCTTTCTAGCTAATAGTAACAAATCCCTTTTTACTTCCTTAGAACTCATTTTATTAACTCTAGAGCCTACTTCTACTCTTACAATAGCTTCTGCCATATCAATATCCATTGCTAGAGCTGCATTCATTGCATCAACTTCCAACTCTAAATAATCTAAATCGTCTTCGGCTTCTGCTGTAGCATCGAACTCTGTATATTTTACATTAAGACCTGGATGATATATAGATAATAATTTTTGTAAGTTTTGTTTCTCTTTAGGAACAAATAAAACTCCATTCTCAAATACAACATGGCCTAATGTAACTTGTCCTTTTTGGTCTTTAACTAATGGCGAATTCTGATTAGTTGCGTACCTTAATTCTTCTTGATTACCAGTTTCTTTATCAAACCATAGTAAGGGGTATCTTGGGGTATGCTTACACTGCAGGGTATATGTTAGCGGAGAAGCGTCATCTGCAATTATATAAGTCCTATCTTTAATTTCCCAAGTGCTTTTTATTTGTTTTGTTTCTTGAGGTTTTGTTTTTGTAGCAACTTCAACTACTACTTCTTGATCTAGTACTGTTTCTTTTGGATTTTGTTTCATAATATAATATAATTTAATATTTTTTTTTAAAAGGTAATAATTACCCTCGTAATTTCAACGAGGGTAATATCACCATATTTTTACACTGATGCAGTAAACAACACGAAATTGTTAGCAGCTTGTGTAACTAAACATCTTTCTGACAAGAAGTGAACTTGCATTGCATCAAGATCAGAAGTATAAGCACCTCCAACAGATCCAGTAATCCAAGACTTCATACGTCTGTCATCAGCTTGGTTAGCACGGTAACGAACATGCAAGAAAGGTCTGCGAATGTTAGTTCCTAATTGTTGATCGTAAACAGTAGATGTTCCAGCAGGGATAAGTACACCGTCAATAGAAGTGTTAGCAATACCACCACGAGTAGAAGCATCATTCAAGTATTTCCAATCAGTTTTGTAAAAGTCATAAGAACCACGACGGAATCCAGAGAAACCTAAGTTCAATGCCATTTGCTCAGAGTTTTCAAATAAACCGTAAGCAACACCACCGGCTGCGCCAGAAGATAAAGAAGCAAGCATATCATCAAAGTCAAGGGAAGTAGCTCTATTTAAGAAGAACATGTTCTCTTCAACCGCTCCTTGTGTATCTAAGTTTTTCAAAATAGAATCAAAATCACTTAGACCTCCAACTGCTGTAAAGTTGTTTACAACATTACCTCTGCTTCTAATAGCAGCAAAAAGACCTTGTGTACCTTTGTATACCGCGCCATCACCTGTAGCAGCAATGTTAGCAACACCAGAACCAGAAGCAGCTAATTCACCTTCAATAACTGACATTTCTAAGTAATCTTCAAAACGCAATCTTGTTTCAGATTCTGCTTTAAGATACCATAAGAAACCTCCTGCTCCGTCTTCAGTAGCAATTTCAACCCACCCAATTTGAGCTGTATCAGATCCAGAGATTTGATATTTCTCTTTAATAATGATAGGCGAATTATTGTATTGAGTAAAAGAAGGAGTTACAGAGTTTATAGAAGCATCTGTTGTTCCTTTCTTAAATTCAGAACCATACACAAAAATTTTAAGGTTTGTGTTTGCGGCGCTCCATACTACTGATCCAGAATATAAGCTAGCTTGAGTATAAGTAGCAACAGTAAGAGTAGCCGTAGTAGAAACAGTTGTAGAAGCTGTAACTAATACTTTCAATTCTTTACCTGTTGTTGGATCCATAACTACTAAAGTTTGTCCGGGGGAAATAACGTTAGCAACAAAGTTTTGGCCAGTACCACCAACTGTAAAAGTCAATGTAGTAGCTGTAGCAGCTGTAACGTCATTATAAGCAATGTGTAGTCTATTTTGTTCAGACCAAATAACTTGATCAGAAGACATAGGCATTTCAGCACCTACCATACGTAAGAATCCAGATAAAGTTCTGTTTCCGTAACGCTCTACTTCTGCTTCGTAGATTTCTGGTAAATATTGTTGCGCGAAATCATTACCACTTCCATTTGCAAAGTTTAAGTAATTTGTTTCTAACGCTTGTTGTTTTTGACTCGGTTTAATTGAACCGAATTGTGGGGTCACGTTTGACATAATCGTTAATTTTAATTGTTAAATTTTTTTGTTTGTATTCTTAATTTTGAAGAATCCATACCGCTAACAGACTTGACTCTCAAACCATTAATGAACACTTCCCCAGATGTTTGTCTAGGTTGTGCTAAACTAGGGTTTTTAGAATTAGTCATTACTTCTTTAATTGCATCAGCTTTACCTTGTTCATAAAAGTGTTGTGCAATTTTATCTGAATTCATTGCGGTATAAAGAGCCTTATGGTAATTTTTATGATCATTAACATTACCTTCTTTGTCCAGGAACTTCCCTACAAAATTATTAATGTCTGATTGTTTTTCAGCGACTTGTTCGTTATTCTGTACAGTATACCTAAATCTTTTTTCACCTACATTATATTCAAAACCTTTGAAATCGTCTGTGAATAATTTTTTAGTTTCTTGTTTAAAACGTTCATGCCGTGCCTTAGACTCTTCTTCGTTCTTTTTATATCGATTGAAAAAGTCGCTAATTTCTTTTTGTTCCCGAGATTCACCAGGCCTCAACTTGATCTCCTGATAATATTTATCTTTAAGGCTTTCTAAGAAAGTTCGTGCTTTAGCAACCTCTTCTTTAAATGCTAATTTTTTCTTTTTAATATCTCTTTCATCATCTTCATCTTCGTCATAACTAAATGTATCCTCCATCATGAATTCGATTTCCTCATCGTCTAAATGGGGTCTTGACTTTTTATAGTATTCTTTTAATAATAGCTCATTATTAACCGAAGAATAATCTGTATTTAGTCTAACATAATCCTCTATAGTCCCCCCGGTTTCTTCCATAAAAGAAACTAGCTTTTCAATATTTTCAGGTAAAGGTTTACCAGTAGTAATTTGTTCTTGAATATATTTTTCAGTTTCTTGATTAGTTTCAACAGGTGTTACTTCTTCTTCTGTAACTTCTTGTATAACATCTTCAAAGGTCCCTTTGTTTCCTTGCTCCACTTCTTGCAATCCCACTTCGGGCTGTTCTGCGCGTAACAAGCTTTCATCTGTGCTTTGCTTTTGAATGGCATCTTTATCTTGTTCTAATGTTGGTATAACTACTTTTACTACTTCTGATTCTTTTGAGTGATCAACTAGATCAACTTTCACAACTTCATTTGGTTTACCTAAATTTTTTGGTTTTTTAGATTTACCCATTTTGAAGTCCCCTTCTTGTTTAATAATCTCTGACATAATATAATAATATAAAATTGGTTAATATTTTTTTTAACTAATACCTAAAGTGCTTAATAAGTCTTCTTCTTCTGACTCAAAATCTTTTGGCATTGCATTATTCTTTCTTTGGTCTATTAATTCGGATTGTTGAGTTGCTTGTATTTTGGTACGTTTATCTTTCCTATCCTCTGCAAATTGTAAACCTTGAGCTTTTATTTGTGATTGTATTTGTGCTAATTGCATATCATACTGGAATTTTTGTTCCATCATTTGCTGCTTAAGTTGCATTTCCATTTGCATTCTTTGCATGTCAAATTGTGATTTAGCCCTTTCAATATTAACAGTCTCTTGTGTTAAAGCTTGCTGCTTTTGCACCTCAAATAAAGCTGCTTGTTGAGCGGTTTGCTGATTTGCTTGAGCCTGCGCTTGAATATTCTGCATTTGAGCATCCTGCATAGCTTTTTGTTTCTTCTTCTTTCTTAGCTTCAATAATTGATTAGCAGATTTAAGATTACGGATTTGACGGATATCTATTGCATCGTCAAGATCAATACCACCACTTTGTAAAGCTACTTGGATATTTTGCTCTAGCATAACTTTTTCTTCATCATCTGGTTCTAATTCTAAATATATACCAAAATCATGTAGATTAAGTTTTTTAATTTCTTCCAATGTCTTCGTATTATAAACAGTTATACTCTGCTCTAATACTTTTGCAGTTAATGGATAACTTAAGCAATCAGCTATTCTTAGTGATATATTTTCACATATCCTTAAAGTTAAGAACATACTAGCTTGCAATATATGTCTGGTCGCGGTATTTGAAGCGTTTGCAGCCATTTTTTGTAGACCAACTAAAGAGTCTTTGTCTGGCGTGCTTCCATCTCTCGCTTCATTTAATCCTGTGACATCTCTTATTAATTGTAAATAATATTGATACGTTTGTATTAACGACGCGATTTTAGCCTGCCCAGACGAACTTGTTAGTTCCTGAATTGGTATTTTACCAGCATTTGCTCCGCCATCTTGCGTTAATGATCTACCAACAATACTACCTGTCTGAAAGTACATATTTAATGCTTCAGCAGGATTATAATTTGTTCCATTACCTAAATCTACTTCTGCTAAGCCATCTACATCTACAAATACTCCATCTGGAACAACTCGAGACATAACTTGCTGCAACTTTAGGTGGGTTAACTGTATCATATCAGCAAACCCTGTAATTTTATTAACTATAGAATCAATTCTGCCTTTGTACATTCTAGGTGCACAAATAACATAATTCATTTCCACCTTTGTTGTATTAGCAAATGGGCGTGTCATATTTTCGGACAACTTCCACTCGAGCATTGTTTGTGTGCCTAATATTTTAGCGCCAGTATATAATACTTCTATAGTTCTGGATACTTTTTCAAAGTTCTCATTTTCAGGGGGGTTGAATTCGTCTGTTTTTTCAATGGACTTTTCTAAACCATTTTCGCCTTTTTTTATTTTGAACACTTGGTTCATATAAGTTTTGTATTCAAAATACATAACTTGAACTGTATTCTCATCATAATTACCCCATCCTGTTATATATTGCCTATTACCAGGCATTTGTTGTATTTTATATAACTCTTCCTCGGTAAGTTGCGGGTATTGCTTCTTTAACTCAGGTATTGTAACAGCTTTAACTTCTCCTACATAGTATATATCTTCGAAATTTGGATCTTCTGTATACGAATATACTAGATAAGCAGGATCAACATATTCCGTTTTAATACCTTCCGAAATATTAAAATTTGTTTTACAACAAGCAATACCTAATACCGTTAGGTCATAGTTTAATCTTCTTCTAACTAAATCCCACTTATTAGCATCAAGTACATTATTAATTGCTTCTTCTTCAGCTATCTCTATTGATTGCTTATAAGATAATTGCATATGAAGATCCAACTCCTCTTTTGTTTCTGGCAATTCTTCTTGAGGCAAAGGTGATGCAGAGAAGTCTTTACCAAGCATTTGTTTTGCTTTGCTTAGTAAATCTTTTGAGTACATATCTCTAAGCACTGATTCCGCATAAGAAGTTCTATTCTTTAAAGACTCAGGATCTTGCGCATACGCTTTGATATCGTAAGTCTTTTGAGACATACCATTAACTACTATATCTACAAATTTAGAAATAACAGGCACAGGTTTCCAGTCTAAATTAAGATAAGACAAGTCCCCATTGATTGCTAATTCATCTTTATATTTTTGTACCGATTGTTCTCCTCTTGCATATAATCTTAATTGATGAAAATTATTCCAATTAGAAACATATCTATTTTGAGTAGTTCTACTCTGATCAAACCATTCTTGTTCTATTGCTCTAGATACTTGTAGTCCATATTCCATAGATGCCTTTTCAGCATCACTAACTACTTGACTTGGAAAAGCACTGTTCGTATTTGTATATATATTCATTAATTACGTATTTTTGATGAAGAACCAGTATTATCGTATTTTTTAATTCCTAAATTATGGACCTGCCTAATTAAAGGAGCTGAAGGTGCATATCTATTTTTATTACATGCCATTATAGCTAATCCCGAACTTATAGAAGCATCATGCTTTGTTCTGTCATTAATATTAAACCTTGCCCAATCATTTAATGTCTTATTGAAATACATATCTCCATAACCATCTTCTCTAAGACCAACAAAATCTTCTATATAAGACTCTATAGCTGACGCGTGTGCTTGTTTTATATCTTCGCTTGAATTTGGTATACCTCCAATATCTTTTTCTGTTATAGACAATTTATTCCATTCTTTATCCGGTCTATTCATCGAATAACCTCTATATCCTCTTCTTTTAAAATGGAATAACAATCTAGGTTTGTTATTTTCTGCTAATATTGGCATACCGTAAAATACACAAGCCATTAATACTTCCTCAAAAAAAATCTCAGCCGTTTGAGGTCTAGCTATATATTCTAAAAAGAACCTATTAGGGGGGACATCTTCCATCGAAAATTTAGTAAGTCCACTTAAAGCCCCATTAGACCCGCCTCCTCCAACCGCCCCGGATATATCATAAGGATCACATCCAAATGCACCACAATGTGCATTGCCGGGGTATTTCAAACCATTTTTTATAATTACATTATTTTGTAATTGAATAGGCGGTACCCAAGAAACTAAAAACCTACCGTCTTTATTAGGATAAAACACTACTTTTGTATCAGGTATGCCATTTTCCCATTGAAAACTACCTCTTGTTATAATATCACTATTTCGCAAATCTTCATTATAATCTATCTGTTCGTATATCTTAGTTAAATTAAATAATGATTGCTTAGTTTCATCCCTAAAAGCGTGTTGTTCTGTTCTAGGAAATTGTCTATAGTATTCATTAAGCCCATCTTGATCTGATTTTAAACCATCAACCTCATTTTGCCAATGCTCTATAACACCATATTCTATTTCATTGCCATCTACACCTCTGATTGGTTTTTTTGGAGTATCGAATACAGGTAACCCATAAGTATCAATGAATCCCTCGTACGACCATTCCATAGGTATGAACAAACTATATAGTCCTGAACTAGTCTGTCCATTGCGGTTTCTTTTTGTGACATCGGAATCATAGTATAATTTTTTGAAGTTATCTCCTCCTTTATCTAAAGCATTTGATGTTGAACCCATCATACACTTACCTATTATCCGGCTACCTAATCTTAAACAGGTCTTAGTAACTCTCCAGTTATTTAATATATTATCAGGCTTCAACCATTTACCACTTTCGTCATGAACTAAAAGTTTTAATTTTTCACCGTCATAAGAGTTATCTCCTGTATTTTTCCAATCGATTGTTGTATCAAGACCTGTTAATTCGCTACCACTCTCTTTGCTATCAAGTTTTTTTCTTGTAAATTTAGAAGCAGGAACTCTATATGCTAATTCTGTTTTAGGTCTATCCATACCATCTTGGATAGGCTTGAAAAAAAACGGATAGTTTAATGAAATAGGTACAACCTTGTCGGTAAACATTGTTTTAGCATCAGCCCCTGTCTTTGATAGTATACCAAATCTGGAGTCACTAGATATAGTTGCTTGATTAACTAATTCAGAAGAAGACATAAAAGAAAAACCGGAACGTCTATTCTTTAAGTAACACATTCCATAACACCTTTGGTCGGCTTTGCATGCTTCCCAAAATATAAAGAATAATCTATTGGATTCCCTAAAATCAGGAGCGCCCACATCTATTTTGCTCCATTGAAGGTACATATAATGTGTGCCTGTTATGTATGTTGGAGTGCCATTATTGTAAAAAGCTAAACCTTCTTCTCTATATTTAAATTCATTATCAATATAATCATACCATCTGTCTTTAAAAGCATCGGGTTGCTTATCCCATTCAAATGTACTCTTTATCTTGCTTAAATCTTTCGGGAATTCTATTTGCTCCCAATATTGTTCTTCCTTATTTTTAGACCTAGAATATACACTTTCAATTAATGGTAATGCTATCTTTAAATTTTGGATTTCGAGTATCTCACCAATCTTTCCAGTCTTGCTAATAATAACCATATCATGGTCTTTATTATACCCATACTTCCATTTTTTTAGTCTATTATTTTGTTTTATAACGCTAGATTTTACGTGGTTAGGCAAAACACTATACAAAGTTTGTTCGTACATTATTTAGACCTCCCTTCCGCAAATCCTTTAAATACTTTAGTCTCAGGTTCTTTTTCGCTTTCTACTAAAATTTTTTCTTCATCCTGTATTCTACTAAGAATTTCAAAGGCGTCAAATATCGCTAGCTTTTTAGTAGCGGCAGCATTTTTTAATTTATCAGCTGCCAAATCATCTTCGCCATTATCTAAAATAGCTTCTTCGGCAACCTTAATCAGTTCAAGTACCGCTTTGTGCCCAGCAAGTATTATATTCTGCTTCGTCTCCTTTATATTCATATTTAATTACAATATCATTAGATTTCATACAATAAAGTCGCTTACCGTCTATAATAAAATCAAATTCACCTCCTGGCGTATAACCAACTAGGTCTCCCTCGTTTATTTTAAGCGCTTTTAACGAGCTATTTCCATATTTTAGTATACCAATAAGGCTTTGCTCTTTATTTAGTTTTAAATGGTCTGTATTCTTTATTGGGGCTATAAAACATCTATCGCCAAATGATTTCCATTCGGTATCATGTTTGTATAAATATATTTGATCAATATCACAAAAATATAAATCGTCCATAAAGTATGACCTACTATCTTTTTGCTTACCTCTTATATCATAAAATCTTCTAAAAACATTATGATGTATAACAACTAAATCGCCTTCCTTTATATCTGTTGAATATGCAAGTGGTACTGAAACCACTTCGGCTATATTATTAACTGATTTAAAACTTTCAATTTTGGTATTTATTATTAGCTCTTTGTCTCCAACATTTATTTTGTTATTATACCTATTACCAACAGGTTTAACAATAAAACTAAATACACTTTTCATTAATATTCTAAATCATATTCTACAGATATAGCCATATTTGAATTAAATTTTTTCCATGGCATTACTTCATCGTTCTTCTTTATGTAAATATAATATGAGCAATCAATAGGATCTAACAAAATATGAATTATTTCGTGCCCGCCATATACTTGCTGACCTAACGAATAGTGCATTGCTTCATTCTTATAGTCTGTGCCTATACTTATTTTTCTAATAACAGAATCCATTATCCCTCAGTTTTAGTTTCCATTTCTGAATAAGACCCATCTTCAATATTGATATTCACATTCCCATATTCATTAAATAACTCCACTTTGAATTCTTCGATAGATTTATTTACATCTGCTAATTTATGTAATAAACTATGTTTCTGTGACTCTAAAACGCCTATGTTATTTAACAATGTATTTAACTCTTTTTGTTGAGTTCTGATAGTTTCTAATTGATCTTGTTTAATTTTGTTTGTTAATTCCATTTGATTTATTTTTGTTTTGTTTTATATAAGCTTCTTTTTCCCACGGTAACGACTTGCTGCCTTCTTTCATAGTATTACGTGGATATTTCTTGTTTTTCCAAATTACATGGGTATCTGTGTAATCTAAATCCCCTCTTTTCATTTGTTCAATATGAACTTTTTCGTGTTCTATTGTTTTACTTTTTTTTATTTCTAAAGGAGAAATGTTTTTATTTATTAGTATAGTTCCATTTGATTGAGCCATACCCAAAACGTTATCTTCCATATCTGTACTATAGATAGGAGTATTGTCAACATTATAAGGAGGGCCTGTCATTTTAAATGCCATACTATTTTTTTTTTAATATTATTAAATTCCCCTGCAAACTATTTTACAGGGGAATAATAATAAATTATTATGCAACCACAGGCAAAGCTCCGATAGTAACGCCAGTTGGCATAACAACATCAGCCAAAACCGGTGCGTTAGTTGCTAATATAGCTTTGTAAATAGCTGCAACTGTTCCAGCTGCGCCAGCTGCGCTCGTAGTGAATGTAAACGATTTTGTACCAGCATATACCGCAAAAGTTGTTGCTGTCAAATAAAGTACTGAAGCAATTTCATCTGTATTAAACAAGATATTTGGGGAAGCTGCTAATGTAGTTGGGATTTGGATATACTTTGCCATTTTGTTTTTTTGTTTTTTTTAGTTATTTGTAATTGTTATTAACACTTTTTCATTTTAGCTGGGGTCATTTTTTTACCCATCATTTCTTTTTTTTGCATAGCTGCAGAAGGAGTTTTGGCCTTAGCGGCAGCAGTTTTCATTTTACTTGTAGTTTTCATTACTTGTTGTTTTAAAGGGGTTGAGTTTGAATAATATTTTCCTTTTGTATCTTGTTTGTATCTTGGACCGCTAGATCCTTCTTTCATTATTTTTTCTTGAGTTTTTTTCCATTCATCAGGTAACCCAATCATATCACTAGTTTGGTGCGGTTTTGGTTTAGATACTAATTCTTTAGTAAATAAGTGTTTTTTCTTTTTTGGATCTGGCATAGGTTTAGTTTTAAAATTTAGTTTTAGCTCTTTGCGTTATCGGTGATCCATTATAAATAGGCTTATCATTATTTAATATAATGCCATTTTTACCATTACTAGAACCTTTTCCTTTTGGAAATCCTGCTGTATTAAATGGGCCATTCCATAAAGCATTAGCTCCTACTCCTGATAAAGCGGCTTCTTTATCGTAAATATTCATTGGATGTTTAATCTTCATAATTAATATGTATTTAAGCCGTAAGGCGGGGTTATATTAGATCGCACTCCAACTGGTGGAGGTAGTGGAGCATCTGGGCTTTGATCCGCTATAGGATCAATAGTCAATCCTGTTAATGGGTTTGTTGGAACTGTAGTTAAAGGGTCCATAACTGTTCTGGTAAATGTACCAGGATTAGGTATTCCAAACATATTCTTAATAACATTTTGGTTTGTGAATGCTTTTGGATTTATTGGTGTTTGCATATTAAAAGCTATTATTGTTTCTTGTTTTATCGTTATTTACATGTTCTATCGCTACTAGTCCAACAATATCAGAATATCTTTTACTTGTTGTCATCGTATTCCTATAACTTGTTGGTATATCCTCTTTGCCAAGCATTATACGATACATTTTGCTTATTAGTTGTTTGCACTTAAATGAAACTTTATATATATTATATTTTTGAGTCGTGCGGTTTCTATCTCTCCATACCACAATCCAACCTTCTTTTAATAACTTGTTCCAGCGTTTATTATCCCAACTATATGCGTATGTACCTATCTCATAGTCATGTTTAGAAAAAAATTCTAAACAATCAAAATAAATAAGGAGTTCTAGATCAGAATCAGTTAAATTATTATTTCTGCAAGCCCATCTTCTAATTATTCTATAATGCTTTAATAAACCAATATCTTTTATATCTGAAGCCTCTAACCTAATCATAATACAACCACTACATCTCCTAATCTTATGACATGATATGTTTCTTTATCTATATCTATTTTATGCCCGGCATGCCTATCATAAAATATTCTATCGCCTTCTTTAACTCCAACTACTTCTTCTCCTACTGATAAAACCTCAGCTTCAATATATCTAATATCTTCTCTTTGGTTCTCAGCTAAAAGTAAACCACCTTTAGTTTTTGTAGTACCTTCTTTTTTCTTACTTATAACCAAGCATTTACCTACTGCTTTCATTGTATTCTTAAATTATTGATTACACAGTCAGTCGATAATATAGTTGTAGCTACAGACGCGGCATTTTTTAAAGCACTCTTAGTCACGAGTAATGGGTCAATAATTCCTTCTCTTATCATGTCTACTGTCTCGCCTGTTATAACATTTAATCCGTACCCAATACCAGTTACTATCTTTTCAGACATAACTTCTATACCGGCGTTACTTAATATTGTATTAAATGGAGACCTAATGGAATCTAATAATATCTCTTCGCCAACAGAAAATGCATCCACATTATATGAAGCATTTAATAAAGCTATGCCTCCTCCTGGAACAATACCTTCTTTAATAGCCGCCTTTGTTGCACAGATAGCATCCTCGATTCTATCTGCTTTTTCTTTTAATTCTATTTCTGAATTAGCACCAACTTTGACTACAGATATTTTTGCCGTTAATCTAGCTAGTCTTTTTTCTAGTTTTATAATAGTAGCGCTATTATTATTTTCTAATAATGATTTTTTAATATCATTAATTATATCTAAAACTTCTTCGCTTGGTTCACCTACGTGAAGTATAGTTTCTTCATGATTAGTTATGCTTTTAAAACAATTACCAAGCATAGAAGGATCTATTAAATCTAAATCGTCTCCAAGATCTTCATTTATTAGAGTAGCACCGGTTAATAAAGCAAGGTCATCAAATATTTCTTTCCTATTAATACCGTAGGTTGGTGCATTAATAACATTAACCTTTATATTCCCTTTAGATTTATTCATTGCTAATGTGGATAGAACAATTTGTTCCATATCAGCTACAATTAATAAAGACCTATTATTTTTTATAACATACTCTAATACTTTTTGTATTTGGCGTATATTCTCAATAGGTGATTCAACTAATAATACTAAAGGATTATCTAGTTCTGCGGTTTTATTTTTATGGTTTGTTATAAAATGTGAATTTGTTAAACCCATTGAACACTGAACTCCTTCCACTAGTTGTAAACTACACTCCGCATCAGATGAAGTTTCCATCATAACAATACCTGTATTTCCAACTGCTCTAAAAGCATCTCCTACTAATTTGCCTAATTCAGGATCATTATTTGTAGATATAGTAGCGATGTGATCTAACATATTATCGTCAACTAATACCGACAAATCTTCAAGATACTTAATAACATTATCAACCGCTTTATTGATACCTTCTTTAATTCTTCTAGTATCTGGGTTTTCTATTTTATAGGCATTTTTTAATATATTGTAAGCTAATACCGTTGCCGTTGTTGTACCATCACCTGCTTCTCTAACAGTCTTGCGTGCAGCCTCTTTTAATAATGTAGCTCCCATGTTCTCTACCGGATCCAACAATATAATTGAATCAGCTACTGTCACCCCGTCTTTAGTAATAACCGGTTTACCAGTAGAGTCTTCTAGTAAAACACATTTACCACTTGCCCCAAGAGTAGAACTAACAGCTTTTGATAATTTTTCTACGCCGGCGAATACTTTATCGCTCGCTTCTTTACCAAAACTTAAATTTTTGACTATAGCGTCTGACATAATTTTATTTAATTAGATTTATATAGTTTATATATTACTTATTTTATACTGTTTTTACTAACCTTGGCCATTATAAGATTTTTTATAATTCTTACTTGACTTCAAACTGGAGGTTTTAGACTTAGCATGAATACCAGGTCTACTAATGTTTTTCTTTTGTTTTATTTCTATTTTATTTGTTTGCTTTTTCATATTAAAATAAACGTATTAATGTATAATGAAAACTAATGCCACCTGATGGTTGCTTATTTATAGCGTCGTAGCCGGCATAAAATCCTATACCAAATCTTTTTTTGTTTTTAGATTCTAATTTAGCTAGTTTAACTTCTTGCTCTTCTTGTTTCTTTAAAGAACCTAATAATCCAGCTTGCAAATCTAAATTATGATTAACAAAAGCACTAGATTCTTCTCCTAAAGCAACAGCTAAATCTTGTATTTGTTTGTATTTATTTTCAAACTCTCTCATCTCTGCATTATATCTATCTTGGCAGTCTTTAACTTGCTTTGTAAGTTCTTTATGCTGGATAGCTATGCCATACAAAGCTTTAACCCTTTCTGGAGAATTTAAATCTTTAGTTTGGCTGTACAGTGTCAAGCACCCTACGCATAACATCATAACTAGTATCTCTAACTTTAATAGTTTCATATTTAATTCTTTTAGGTTTAAATTTTGTTAATCTTTTTATTTCTTTAACTTTTTCTTGCGTAGAGCTATCGTGAGCTTTAACATGCTCAACTAATGCTTCTTTGTTTTGTTCAACTTCTATCTTGGTATCAACTAATTCATTTTTTGTTCTCTCTATTTTAACAGCTCTTCTAGCTTTAGAAAACCCATTAATAGACATAACAATAACAATTATAATAATTAAAACAATTAATCCTATTAAAATATAGTCTTTTATTTTATTTGGAATTGCATTAAGTTTCTGTAATATATTCATAATTATTTGAAGTATAAGTTAGCTTCTCTTTGTCTTCTCTTAGTTAATCCATTATTAATCTTACCATTAACTTTGTTCCATTTAGCAAACTCTCTAGCGATAGTTGGATCATTTGGGTTGGCATTTACTTTACGAAGTAATGTACTGTCCCCTAAACCTTCAGGGATATTATCCGCGTCAATATCTGAACCAACGTTGTATGCAAAAGATACAAGGGCATTAAATTGATTTTGATTAATAGTAGATGTAACAAGTTTATCCACATCCTTAGCAAACATGTTAACTGTTTGTTTCAACATCCAATAAGCTGTTGCTTGTGTAATTGGTTTGTCTTTCATTGTAACTTTTGCCCCACTAGGATAGAATGTATTACCATATCCTATAGTTGGTACTCCTGCAGGACATAAATAAGGGGATAATCTTAATCCTTCATCCTTGGCTATCATTTGGTATAATTCTTCATTCGGACTCATTTTGTTGCTTTTTTATGTTTATCAAAATCATCTTTTAATTTTGCGTATAACCCTTTTAATTCTTCATGATCTTTTGCTAGAGCATTATATTTATCTGTAAGTTCTCTATGTAGTTTTTCCCAATTTTGAGATTGTTCAACTTCCTTAGCATAAGCTAGTTGAATCATGTTAAATTGGTTTTGAATTTCTCCTAATTGAGATCTGAGGGTATCTATTTGATTCCTAAAATATTCTTTTTCGGCTTTGAATTCGGCAACTATAATTTCTTTGTCCAACTTTAAAGCGTCTTTATCTGAATTAGCTTGTAGTAATAAGCTCTCATATAATTCTCTAACCTTAATAGCATAATCAACTTCTGCTGATTCTATTTCTACATCCCCTTTTTTTAATTCTTGTTCTTTTTGTTTCTTACCGCCTAAGAACCAACCTACTATTCCTGTTATAGATGCTCCGACTGTCGATAATAGCATCCAGTTAGTATTAAGCCATTCAGATAAACCCATTATAATTTTATTTTTTTAGTTATAAATCTATTTGTTTTTGTTTGTACAATTATAATATACAGCCCTGGGGATAAATCAGAAATATCATAATTATTTGATATTAAATATCCATTAAAACTATATATTTTAACTTCCTCAATATCTTCGCCTTCTACTTGAATTTTTTTTCCAACAACATTTAGCCCTCCAACGGTATAAACATGTTGCAGATCGTTAAAACCCTCTATCGTCCATGTGTTTATATTGGATGTTTGTATAGAATATAATTTATTACTTATTAACGGATCTGGCAGATTAAGATATAACTTATAACTTCCAACCGGTAATCCTAAAGTAGATAAATTAGTAGTTATATTATAGTTTGTAGAATTGCAGTTTTTAATATTATTATCAATTAAAAAAGAATAATTTATATTTGTACTTGTGTTTTTACAAACTAAGAAAGCTTTTCTATCTTTAAATAAATTTGCATAACCATAATTACCAATGTTTATAGTAAGCACATTATTCGTTATATTTGAAAAATTCAATCTAAAATTATAACCTAAATTTCTTTGCATTATATTAAAACAACCATTAATCTGCCAATTTGATATAACTGTAGGAAAATAGTCTTTGTTTATTAAACTCCAATTAAACCTATCCATTTCAACCATAGCGTTGCTACAGTCAGTTCTTGGAGTATTAACCATATTAGTTTCCCCTATAACTGGTAAATTTACTGTCTGCATTTGCCAATAAGATACTTGTTCTTGTGTTGGACTAGCATTAGAAGTACTAACACTAAACGTGCCTGAATCGCCCCAAGTCCCCAAAAAAGAATCATTATAAAACCCTATTCTTCCAACAAAAGTATTTCCATACATTTTTTGTTTAGCTTCTACATATCTTACCTGTATAAGTATATCGCTATTAAATCTCAGTAACATTTCATCAACAACCTGTTTCCTATTATTCCATTGCGTTGTACTTACTGGATATGTGTTTCCAAATTCAGTAGAGCCTGTATAATACCATTCACCCCATCTACCAATAAATCCAGCTTGTACACAAACTATAACGTCTTTATTTCTATTAATAACAGGAGCTAATTGTCTTATATGAGATAGTATCTGAGTTTTTGTTGGTTGATATACGGTAGCTGAATTAGATGTATATGAAAACCTAACTGTTACTTTAAGCCCCGCATTTCTGATCCTATTGAAATCGGTTTGCATATTATTTAAGTAAGTAGAAGTAATTGGAATACCAGTAATAAAATCTCTTAAAAAAAATTGTCTTTGTATTACTGTAATATTTTCATTATTTCTATAACTAGTTAATGTGGATTGTGATAGTAAATTATATCCTCCAGAAGAGCCAGTAGAAGTATATTTATAAAACCCTTTTTCTGGATTGGCAATAGCAACATTATTTGCTTGATATATTATTGTTTGTGACTTAGATATTATTGTTGTAAACAATATTAAAAATAATAATATTTTTTTCATAATTTTAAATTTGATTGTCTATAACTAAAGTTGGTTATTCCTAAATCTATAATTTTTTGATTACATTCATCTCTCAATCTATCTCTTTCATCAATAACATCCTGAGGAATAGGCACGCCATCAATACTTAGCTTCTCAATATGTTTTCTTAAAAGGTCAGAAATAAGCTCTGTATAATACAAATCAATTTGCAATGCTTGATTAGTTAGAGTAACAGTATCAACAGTTTCTTCTCTTTCAATAGTTTCATAAGAAAATCCTTCTGGTATTTGATTTATATCAGTAGTTTCTATTATGCTACCTCCATGTCTGTAAATATATATTGTCATTATCTTGGATTTGTAAAGATTTCTTCGTACATAAAATAATCTGTTTGCATTGCTCTAGCAGTACTACCTGTGTTTTTAATAATTGCATTTGCAATAAACATAGGTGTTGTTGTAAGTGGAATATTTGTAGTATGTGTGGCTCTCAATACATTGTCTATGTAAAATTCTACTGAAGAAGCAGCTGCATTTATGTTTATTCTTAATTTATACCATTGCCCTGCTGTTACAGCAATTGAAGTAACAGTTGTTGTATTTGTTGTTCCTGCTCTTGTTATGCATTTAAAATTAGGTGAAGCATTTGCGCTTAAATATACACCACCCTCATCATAAACAATAGCTATGTTATTTAAAATATTTGAATAATTAGAGCCAGTAGCATATCCAAAAAATGTATAGAATCTTTCAGCTAGAGTAGATAATGTAGTAATATTTACATAAGTTTCCAAAGTAATTGCTCCTGTTCCTATAAACAAAGCTGCTCCTCCATATACCCACCCAGCTTGGCCTGTATTATTAGCAGAAGTTAATGATTCTACAACCCCTTGCTGATTAGTTCTATTTGTAATAGTACCTGTACCTCTTGTAGTTCCTTGACCATTACCAAAGGTATTAATAACATCATTTGTAGCAGCAGTAACGTTTGCCGCTAAACTACCCATAAACTCATTAAAATAATAAACTCCTTGAATAGTTTGAAAAGTTCTTAAATTATTTTGCTTATTATTAAATGTACTCCAATCAGCAGATGATAAAGCACCTCTGTTTAAAGCACTAGCAGTTGGTAAATTAAATGTATGTGTTGATGCACTAGAGCTAATAGCAAAATCAGTTCCTGATGCACCTGTTGCAAAATTCTGCACTTGTGCTGTAAGTCCATTTAAGGCAGTAAGTCCTGTTGAAAATGTAGTTATAACTTGGCAAAGATTATTATCCTCTGTATGTAATGTAATAGTTCTTCCGCTATTATTAACCCATATTCTAACAGCCAGTCTATCTGTTGCTAGTAATGTTGTTTGTGGAACTGCTAAAGCACTTACATATAAATCAGTAGCAGTACCATTAGTTATCCCCTCAGGATTTGCTGAACTACTTGCTATTAAGGATAGAGTTACTCCATCCCACTTATACAATTCAATATAAAATGATGGCGAACCTCCACCTGATGAAGCACTAAAATATGTTTCAAAATTCCAGTTTCCTGCTGGTATTTCTAATAAATTTGGTACTCCAGCATCTGTAATAAACGATTGAATATAACCATTTGCATTTATTGTAAAATCTGTACCTGCACCTAGAATTGGCGTTCTGTCCATTTCTCTAAAAGCAACACCGCCAAAAGTGCCTTGTGAAACTGAACCATTAAGATAGAAAGATAGAGAAGCACCACCACCACTTGAAGCTGGAAAGTTAGCCAAACTACCATCGCCGCGAACATATTGCGATACCGTGCCTGCCCCTGTAACCGCTATATCTCCGCTTGATGTAATTGGACTATTTGTTACTGTAAAAGCACTTGGCATTGTTAATCCGACTGAAGTAACTGTACCACCGCCACTTGGAATATCATCTAATGTCGCTAAAGTATATGTGCCATCTAATTTATATGGAATATAAAATATAGAAGGAGCACTTGAAGGTGGTTGAGGTATAAAATAATCAGGATGAAAAATAAAACTAATATCTTGTAAAATAGGGCTTGAATTAAGATAAAACCCTACTCCATAATTAGTTGTGTCATTTACAACGTTTAAATTTAACGGGTTTGCAGGATCTAAGTTAAAATCTCCTAAAGTTAAAGCACCGTTGGCAAGAGCAGAAGTTGTACCGCCTTGAGCAACAAAACTTAATCCATCACTATACAATTCAGATGTACTGCCTATAGGATTAGTAACTTTAAAACTTTGACCAAGTAAATTTTCGCTATTTATAATAATACCGTTTGTAGTTTCATTACCTTGATCTGTTACCTGTTGAAGATTAGGAGTTGTCCCTACCCCTCCAGAACTTGCCCAAGGGGTCATATCATAGTATATATCTTTATATATATTACCATTCCCTCCAATATACTCTAGACTTAACTCATAAAAATTCGGGTTTGCAGTAACAACATAATTAGTTATTTTATAATGCCCGAAAGAATTAGGTTGGTTTTGCTCAGCAAGTAATATCTCACTGTCTATTAAATAATCTAAGAATACGGTTATATTGCTACCACTTGCATCTAATATTGACACAATGAGTTTATCTATAGACGAAAAAAGTCTACCATCTCCACCTCCGTCCTCAAAAGCAATTGTTTTTGCTACGTTTGGCAAAATAGTAAACTTAAATGTTAATTGGCCACTTATAGATATTCTAGCATTGACATTCAAATAATCAGCAATACTTTGTGCAGTATAATTTACAGTTCTATTCGTAGCATACTTAGTACCTACGAATATATCTGAATCTGTTATTGGTGAACTATTAAAATACGAATTAGCTATTGCCATATATAATTTTTATCGATGCGTAAATAACTTATGCCGTGAAATATTGCAAAGTCATTCTAAATACTTTAAAAGGATTTGCTTCATCTATAGTATATGGAATTAAAAAATGGAAACCAACAGGTTCTAAAGATCCATTAGCCCTCATTAAACTCATAGTCTGAGCTCCGGCTGTTTGTTCTATACTAGTGTCAGTAGTATAAGCAGAACCCACTCCTGTATATATAACTCTATTAGACCCGGTAAACCCGGTAGGGGCCATTGGGGTGGGCATATCAGAAGGTAAATTGAATCTAATCCATTCGCCGGTTTCAACTAACCATGTAGCGTATTCAACCCATATGGTTACTGTGACTAAGTTACCCATGCGTTGCCAGTCATAAAACTTATTAACTGTTCCAGTGGGTGTCTGTGAGTCTGAAAATATAGGGTCGTCAGCTAATGTTTGTACTCCTGGGCTTCTATAGTTTGTTTCTGTCGGAACAGCTGTTGAGGCTGTATTATTTACTTTAACGCTGTATGCCACTTGAGGTAATTGGGGCCCTTCGGGTCCTGTGTCTCCCTTTGCAGCTAGTAAATCCCAATTAGTAGGATCATCCGGCGGAGGAAGAACAGAAACAAATATATCTTCTAAACATATATATGATGAACCCTCATATTCTACAGCATCACCCGGAGAATATTCATTGTCTTCAGACCAGGCTTCCCTCCACACTAATCCTGGAGGACCAACTGGCCCTTGTGGTCCCTCCGGTCCAACTTCTCCATTACCAAGAGACAATATATCCCCAATAGTAAATGATTTAGTAATCATGCCATCTTCGCCACGATTTTTAGAACCTATTAATAAATCCCCTATCGCAGGGTCCGCTATTGGATAACTATTATTTATTGCCATTGTTTATTATCGATGTTATATATTATGTTTACTAACTTGGCATGAAAGGGCATTTAGCTCCACTACCTTTACCCCCGGATGGAGTCCCAAATGAAGTTCTTGGATTACCTGCCGGCACATTTTTTTTCTTTGATTGTTTATCTAGATACTTAGAATACTCTTCAGTTGTAAGGCCTCTATTAGAAGCATTGTTCTCGAAGCGTTTTTGCATTTTTTCTCTTGCTACATTTTTTTTAGCATTAGCCGCATCTCTTACTTCTTTAGAAACTCTACCTGGAATATACGGAGTTGTTTTAGGATCCTCTTGCTTTAATGGAGATCTTTTATTTTTCATAGCCTCTATTCTACCGGCATTCTTTATTCTACTAGAAAACAACTTATTAGGATTATTAAACCCTTCTCTATAGTCAGCGCTATCCTTTTTCGTAGCAGTGTAAGGTCTATCTTTAAACCCACTTCTTTTACTAGTAGGCATATTGCTATAAGTAGGTTTTGGATCCTCTTGCTTTAAAGGTGATTTTTTCTTAATCATTTCTTTTTTGTTTTAGCTTTTATTTTTTTTTCTTCAGCAAGCATCTTCTTGGTAGGTTTTTTACCACTACCCTTATTCTCACGTATATTATCCCACAACCCACGCTTTGAGTACGATCCGTCTTTTCTCTTTAACAATTCCATTTGTCTAATGCTAGTTTTTTTCTTGTTGGTTCTCCATTTGGTTTTTTCATAGGACCTGGCATACCAGACATCCTAGCACAGAAAGACTTTCTACGCTTCGCGTCTTTACTACCAGCTTTTAATTCCGATGGTTTTTTTGTCACAGCTGTTTGAAGCTTTGATCCTGGATTCTCTCTTCTATAACTGTCAACGCCTTTCTGGTTCAGTCCACCTTTTGGGTCTTTACCTTCCTTACGTGTCCATGCCGCAGTCTTCTTTAACGGAGATAAATTGCAGTGGCACTTGCTGTTATTACTGCTATTGGATATATGTTTTGATAATACTGATCCCATATTAATACTTTTTATTTATATTGCCTTTTTCATCTTTGAAATACAAATTATCAGATAACCCGGATTTTTTACCTTTAGCTGTAGATACATATCCGTCGGCTAGCATATTACCAAACGATAATTTGTATATAGTTTGTGTTTTTGATTTTGCACTAGTTGGTAACGCGCCAACAAGAGAACCGACGGCATTGTTAAACATGTCTTCTCCAGACTCCCTTAATTTTGTACCTAATGGTCTCTTATCTCTTTTTACCGCGCGAATCTCATGGGCTGCTCCCATTAAGTTAGATCCAACTAGACCGGCTATCGTGCCGGTAACTCCACCTCCAAATCTGCTAGAAATAGCTTCTTGAGTATATCTTCCCGCAGAAGCATGTCTAATGTTGTCTACAGGATCTTCATCAGGACTTATATCAGCATCTTTTACCGCTTTGCCTTTAGGGTCTCCTAAAAACTTATTTACTTTACCTTCTGTAGATAACCCTTTATATCCGGAATTATTACGTTTACGTGATGGTCTAATTACCTGTGTGTTTTTTTTAGGTCGCGTTTGCCCAGACTTATCACTAATAACCCCTGACTTCTTAGCAGTAGGTTCTACTTTCTTAATACCCATCTTATTTCTTTCTGTTTAATTTCTTAGTTCTATTTGTAACAGGATCATAACTAAAATTACCCTCAGGTTCTCCAGTGGCTTTAGAAGCCCTATCCTTAGCACGTTCCTCAGCAGTCATATTATTCCTAGCTCTACCTTCTGCAGTAAGATTACCACTCTCCGTTAAATGACCCCTCTTTTTAAGCAACTTAATAGCAAGTTCCTTACTACCAACCTGAGCAGCTAATCTATTAATCAACTGACCCTTACCCATAAACCTTTGCGTAGCCATTAGTCTCTTATTCTATATTTCTTACCACTCTCTTTCTTAGTCCCCTCACCTTCATTACCCCTATTTTGCCTAACACTCTCAAATCTGCCATCCTCATGATCATAATCCATTCCCTTATTTCCAGGATTCTTACGATGCATCCTTTGCGCATGGGCCTTCTTAATCCTTCTATCATCAGTCTTAGCATATGCCAAATCTCTAGCAGCCTTTTTCTTAGCTGCCAAAGGAGATAACTTCTGATTCAATGGAGATGATTTAACGGTTCCAACAATACCTTCTTTTACGTCACTTGCTTTGTTCACTTTTCTTAGAACTTTAGACGCTTTATATTCTTTAAATATATCTGTACCAATTTTCATACCTTTTATCAACTTGCCAAACTTACCCACAACAGGTAAAGCACTTAATGGTTCTATTATATCTCCAGCAGTAAGTTTTTCGTCGTTCCATTCTTTTTTAACATCACCATAAGACGTTGTGCCTGTTGGGTCAGCTATCTGAACTGCAGCTTTTAACATAGGATGTTGTTTATCTAAAGACATGTTAGATATAAAACCATCACCAGTCTTGTTTCTTGAATTTACTTCTTTTCTTTTATTAGAATAACTCAAAGAACTCTGTATACCTTTGTTGAACTTCTTATCTACAGGTTTCTTTAGTTCGTCTATACCGATGCCTTGTTTTAAAGGAGAATTATTTTTTAATCTAAACGCCATAATATTAACTTTTATTATACCTATATACTTACGTATTATTACCACATTTTACAGTGTGACATTAGCCTACTACTATTATATATAACTACCAAACGTCACACTTTATAATCCATATCTCATATCGAAATATCAAATATAACGCATCGTAAAAAAAATAACGCTTTTAAAAAAAAATAAATTTCAAATATATAAGCGACGTGGAATAATGTTTATTGCAAATATATAGGCAATGGGTTCCATATACATATCTACGGAAGCACCCCAAAAATAAAACGACTTTGGTTTTACCGGGTCCCCCACCATATTTTGATTTCATGGAAAACGGTTTGCCTTTTCCATATATGCGCACGCCGTGATAACTAAACTAGCTTTTTGTGATAACTAATTTTGATCTAGCTAATTTAACAGCAACATCCATTTGCACAAGCGGAGCGCAGCGTAGCGACGCGTATAGCATTTACTAGATCTATTTACAATCTCAATACGATCAGTAATTGATAATATATCTGAAGTTAAATATTAATAATAATAATTAAATAATTAAATTATGCTAAATTTATCTAAATCTGAAATTACAACGCTTTACTGTTCGCTATCGACGACAACAGCAAATTTAAAAATGCAATACGAATCGATCGATATCCAATCTGATATGCAATCGCATTTGCTTTATCTGACTGAATTACAAAATAAATTATTATTAGCTTTAATCGAGCAATAATAATTTACAGTCTGAACACTAGATTAAAATGATAATATAGTTGAATATAAATAATAATAATAACTAAATAAATAAATTAAAATGTTAAAATTAAAAATCAATCAGAATTTCAAGTCTTTAATTAATTCAATATTAATTAATTCAAACAAACTGAATCATTCGTTTTATATATTAAACGACAATTTAATAATAAATAAAAACGATCTAGACGAAGTAGATAATATACTGAACAGAAATTTTTATAAATATTCTATCAGATAGATAATAATAATAACCTAGTCAAGTTATAAAACTGACTATATTAAATAATAACTAAATAAATAAATAATCATGAAATTAACAGAAAAAGATTTACAGACTACAGTTGAAACATTAATAACAGAAAGTAATTATGGCGCTAATCAAGAATTTAAAATAACAGAAGAACTAGAAGAATGGATAGCTGATCAATCTGGATTATTAAGAAATTATGACACTGTAACAGAACAATATACAGAATCCATAACAGAATGGTTGTTTAGAATATATGACTTCTTTGAATATAATATATTTGAAGTAGAATAAATAAATCAAGGATCCTAGTAATAGGATCTTTGTATGTATAGCATTGCGTATAGCATCCGTTAGATCTATCTACAGTCTAGATACGACGAGTATTTGATAATATAGATGTAAGTAACAAAATAATAATAATAACAAAATAATAAATTTAATAAAATTATAGTTCTTACAGTCTGAACACTAACAGTAATTGATAATAATGATGAATCTAATTAATAACAACTAAAAATTAAAACTATGAATGTAAACAAAGAATTATTAAAAAGAATTGAAGATTTAAGATCTTTTTGTGAAGTACATGGATTTCCATTACATGAAGTACTTGAAGAAGAACTCGAGTATTATAGAAAAGATATACTAACGAGATTTTCAAAAACAGTCTTTGACATGATCCCGGTAACTGATGAACATTTCAGAATGATCGAAGTAGAATATGAAAGCTACTTACAAGACTAATACGAATAGTAATTGATAATAATAATGTAATTAATAATAATCTAATAAATAATAAAATCATGAACAAATTTAAAAAAGAAAAAGTAGAAGTAGTTGAAGTTGTAGAAGTAGTAAAAACTTCAAAAGAATTAATCTCTGAAGCTATCTCGAAGCTCAGTCCAGAAGAGCTAGCTGTTATCTATCCGCCGATCGAAAGAGCTAACTTTGTAGTCAGAAAGTCTTGGCTAGGACGTAATCAAGTGATAACATTCGTTAATAACAAGAATCAACGAATAACTTACAATCACGACGAAGTACTAAGAATTATGCTACCGAAGCTATCTATAATGCCATGTTGGATCAAACGTGAGTACTGGTCACAATCGACGGATATGCCAAGTAATGTTAGACACTTAGCTAAAGTAGAAAATTTGGATGTAGTTGAGGTGGCCGAATAGGCCCCTCTTCTACAACCTAAGTACGAAGTAGAAACGATAATAATAATGAATCTAAAAACAAATATCATGAATAAAGAATTTAAAAATCTATACCTAGGAACAATTCTAGGTATGTTAGCTGGATCAATTGCAACAGCGTTAGTGCTATACACAGATAATGCAAAAGAAGTCCCTAAAGAGCCTGTAATCATCTGGAATGATGATGAAGAGTCAATACCTATGGATCACTCAGCTATAATGCTAGAGTTTACTAAGAATGATACCATATACATCGGACCTATGGAAGACCCATCAGAGTCACCAGAGTATCAATTTATAGTGACTGACGACTCTATATCAGTCAAAGACTTCAATAGACACGTTGGTACAGTAAAAATCGAAGGACAATTAAGAAACCTAATAAATAAAGATAATGAATAAATAAAAAAGTGTGACGTTAGCCTACTATTAACCTAATTAAGTACCTAATGTCACACTTTATGATGGAATTTTAGTGCTATACACACGGCCTGACCTTGAAATAGAGTCGGAAGAGTAGACTCCGACCTACTTTATAGTTAAAGTTGCTATACACAAACAGGTGAACGATCAAAATATAGTGTGACGTTAGCCCTTTACTTATTTACTTAATTAGCTTATGTCACATTTTATACTCAAACTATCCTTATTTACCGCGAGGGGGTACCCCGAGCGTGTATAGCATCCTCGCGTTACACTTTTACAGTCTAAATACGACCTCAATTTGATAATATATGTGTAACAAACAATAAATAATATGATTTAAAAGTGTCCTGAGTGTTTTATAACACACTGTAAATGAAGATGTTAGGGGTTATACCCATCTAACTATATTTTCGATCAAATAAACAACCACCTGCTTACAGTCTGGTTACGACCTTAAAATGATAATATAAGTGTAACAATAACAAGTAAATACAACAATTATGAGACAGTATTCCAATGCTATTAGGGTGATAGTATTAAAACTTAAAAAAGGCTTCTTAAATGGCGCTAAAAACGCTTCTATTGCGATGCGAAACTAATTAATTAACAACTTAAATTAAAAATTATGACTAGATTAGAGTGGTTTGACTTACAACCGGAGTATGTTCAAAATAAAATTAAAGATAACTGTAGCATATTTAATAGAACTAATGATTTCTTTGATTATTGGGTTAATTTAAAAAATAATAGTGGATTGATGGGTGCATTTGCGTTCTCTGATACTATTGAAGGTTGGGATTTCTGGTATGATATCCATGTTAAAATGATTGAATGTAGTAAATTTATTAAAGTATGTTAAGTGACTGTTGTGGTGCATATTCCGAGTATGCCGATGATATAGATATTTGTCCTGATTGTTTAGAGCATTGTGAGTTTTATGATGAGGATGAAGAACTATGCGAGCATGACTTTATACCCGTAAACAATGACGGAAAACATAAATGCAGATTTTGTAATGAATTAGAAAACAATTAAAATTATGAAAGAGTATAAAATAGAAATTGTAGAAACCATTTGTAGAATAGTTACCGTTGAAGCACAATCTGATGAAGAGGCAATGAGTAAAGTTAGGGACGATTATAACAATGCTGAAATTGTTTTAGATTACGACGATTTTCTAGATGTAGAATTTAATTTTATATAATTATGGAACATGAAATCATAGAATATTGTAACCCTTGCTTTCCTGATATTCCTTATTATAGGTGTACTATTAAAGGTGAAACATATCATCACACCGATCTTAGTAAGATAGTTGATTGGCGTCAAGATAGAATTATTAATGCTAATAAATATGCGAAAATGAAGCAATCAAATGACGAAGCAATGGCATTGTTTATGGAGGATGTAAAGTTTAAAGATTAACTTACAGTCTTAACACGTACCTACTTTGATAATATAAATGTAACCAATAAATAATAAATTATGAAATTAACGTTAAAAAGATTTGAGGCTTTAGTTATATTAGAGTCGTTAGATATTTTATATGACCAACATTCTTCGTTATATAATGATGCTTTGGAAGCTAAAGACAAACAACAAATACGTAGAGTATTACACACTATGCTGGCTATTGAAGAGATCCAAGGGGAAATCAATTTAAAACTTAAATAATAATATACCATGAAAAAATCAATCAAGTTTCTTAAGAACAATTTAATCCTAGTAGGCGGCGTGCTATACACACCTTACCTCATTGGCGATCTACCACCTAGTTTTGCTTTCATCTACAGTGAAGATCAAGATACCGACGGCATCCGTGAGTGGTTCAATTTTAAAGGTTTAACCTATATAATCAAGAAGTAATATGATAACAATAGCGAACAACATGAAAGAAGCGTGTCAATATCTTGAAGAAAAGAAAGCACGTAACAGAGCTAACCGTATAAATGCAGTTAATACTGATGGCATGTGTAAAAGTTTTACTAATGAAGACTATAAGCAAGTAAAGATCAAAATGAAATCATCATACGGTGCAAAAGCGAAAGCACATAGCCGTAGTGCATACTGGAACCATTACCACTTAACTAAACAAGAACTAATAAACAAATATTAATATTAAAACAAAAGAAATTATGAGTGTAAGATTAAAAATAGAAAACGCAGATGAATTAATACAAATGAGAGAATTGCAAGACGGGCAAATAGCAATCATTGTAGGGTCTGGTTATAACGGTAGAATAGTACAAAGATATAAAGATTATGGAGTGCCAATTGGTAGACATTCAGGTCAGGGATGGACAAGTATTGAAAACAATACTCTACCAGTTAGGGTATTAACCACCGGTGAATTAATAGAAGTATTCGATAATGTTCAAGAATAAATATATTGCAATGCGCAATCAAGGTATTATAGATGCTCAATTGTTATATATTTATGCTATAGATAAAGGCTTTAAATATGGAATTAATGAATTTATAATTTGCTTAAACCACTCCGATATAACATACATAATTAATATACTTGATAGCGAATTTGAATTAACTAGACTATACGATAAAAACGATAAATTCATAAAAATAATAAAATAATATGGAAAATAATAATTCAGCATTTCAAGATACATTAGCATTCGAAGTATGGATGCGCGACACAATAAAATCCGTACATTATGCAGACAACAATAGAATGGCGGAAGCTTACGATAGAGTATTTAATAACAGTATTGAATTAAAATTATATGAGAGTGCTAAGCGATAAAGAATCAAATTTAATTAAGTTAGCAGTATATGAGGGTATTGACAAGATCTCCGATAGATTATGGACTGACTTTAAAATCTGTGAATCCAAATTAACGTCATTACAAGTTAATAGGTTCAATGAATTTGAAGATCTGCTATACACGTTTCTTTGTGAGCTCGCCGAAGATCACGGTGTCTTACAGTCTCAATACGACCAATAATTGATAATATAAATGTAACCAATAAAATATAATATAATGGAAAAAATTAATGACCTATTTGACCAAGAAATAATCCGTGTAAACGACTCTTTCCCAAGTGTATATACTAAAGACGATGTTATACATTTATTAAGCACATTGCGCACTCAAACACTATATGAAGCCGCAGAATTAAAATCAACATCTACCATAAGCGAAAAGTTGTTCACTGAATTTCAAACTAAAGTTAGAGATGAAATGGAAGAGTATTTAAATATGAATGACCATAACTTAGTCGTTTTCGATAGTGCTGAATTTAATTTAAATTATAATAATGTTGTAGAATTAGAGCGAGTAGATATTAATGTAGACGATATTTCAGAAAAATTAGATGATGTAATGTTAAAATATATTGAAAAAGTATTTGGTAATTTATTAATCTTAGACCAACAATAATATGGCAAAAGTAAAAAACAGTAGTACAGAAGTTCCTAAATGGTTTGATGGTAAAATATATCCAACAGGGCAACTTGTAACAAATCCGTTTTCAGGTGATACTGTTGCACTAAACAATATAGAAACAAGCATATATGATTTTATTATAGGGGTTGCTTATTCAGGTAAATACCATAAAAATTTTGATCGTGCTAGATATTGGTTTGCTGAAGTAAACTCTGAAGCTTATATGAAATTATTAGACTAATTAAAAAAAACAATATGAACTTAACAAACTTAGTAGATGAATTAGGATTAACTGGCGGGTTCAGTTATAATATAACAACTGGTGAATCAACACCTTCCAATGGCTATATGGTTAGCTTACACGGCTATGAAATGGTTATACCATCTGATATATTCCATGCTAAAGATATTAGAGACTACGTAAGCAACAATGCAGCTCAATTATACAGAGAAGATCTGTTTATGGGCGGCTGGATAAAAGATGATAAAGTATACTTAGATGTAAGTGTTAATATACTTGACCTTGAAACCGCAGTGTATACTGGTATGGTTAATAACCAACAAAGCATATATGACGTTGTTAACAAAATATCATTAATGTTGCCATCCCCTCAGCGATCTGGTACTATGTCTCAAAATCGTACGTATAACGCAAGAAAAGCTAAAGACTTTGCAAATAATTATATACTATAATGGATTTAGATTTAGTTGAAAAATTGAATATTGAGAGTAGTTCAATATCTGAAGCATCATATTATCCTAATGTTAGAAGACTATTTGTAACATTTAGAAGCGGGAAAGAATATGAATATTTTAATGTTCCTGAACATGTTGTTAATGAATTTAGATATGCACCATCTAAAGGCAAATTTCTAAAGAAACATATTATAGCTTGTTATAAATTTAAGAAAGTACAGTTGCTATACACTCCGGATTTGTAAGCAACTATAATGACCTGTACCCTTGAAATACTCATTCAGATAGCAGGTTAGTTCGAAATAAAAGGGTAATAGAATAAGAACAAAATGTTGATCATCTGGGGTTACGTAAAGTTTGCCGGAACGGATCCAAGGTTGTAACCAAAATGCGTATAAGAGAAAAACCGGTTCGCAGATCAACAAAAGAACTAAGCGTGGGCTAAATTGATACAGTGGCTTAAGTTATCATGGCATGCAACCGACGGGTTAAGGGGTTCGATTCCCCTTTTAGTTCCAAAATTTATTATTATGAGTAGAACAGTAAAACAAGCATACAGAAAGTCTAGAGCTTTTGATAAGTCATGTAGAAATCATGGTAGTTGTGCATATTGTACAGGCAATAGATTACATAAACATAACAAAAAGTTAGAAGCAACAACTTACAGTCTAAACACGATAGACGATTGATAATATTAGTGTAACCAATTAAATTATATATGAATATATTTTATCTATCCACGGATCCTAAAAAAGCTGCTAAATACATGTATAACAAACATGTAGTAAAAATGATCCTTGAATCCGCACAATTATTATGTACCGCTCATGTAATATCTGACGGTCCAGATGCTAATGTGCCCTATAAAGTAACTCACAAAAATCATCCATCCGCTATATGGGCACGTGAGTCAAAATCTAATTACAAATGGTTGTATGACCATATGATTGCATTAGGTGAAGAATATACTAGACGTTATGGCAAAAAACATTTAACAATATTAAAATGTAGTGGTGTACTTAGTAAAGTGCCGACTAATATAATTAAAGTTGATCCAACACCTATGCCTCAATGTATGCCTGACCAATATAAAGTTCCCGGTAATAGCGTTGAAGCATACTGGAATTATTACGAAGCAGAAAAAGTTAGTGTAAAAAATGCAAACGAAAATATAATAACAAGGCCTAAATAATATGAGACAATTAAGCAATAATAAATTAATTGAAATAAGTAATAACTTAGATAAGTACTTTAATTTAGCAACCGATAGAGATATTGATAATGGTATTGCATGGTACAAACAAGCTCACTATATATGTAAAGATATATCAAATCAATATAATACTCCAATTGATATTGTGGTTAGTATATTGAGCGCATTGTCTCCTCGCAATAAATGGAATCAAAACATTAAGGATACCACTACTTTGCTAAATGCTATACAAAACAATATTCCATCTGAAAATATTAAAGTTTGTACTTTTCATAGGAATAAACAAAAAGCTTTTTTATTAGCGCAAGGTAAAATAAAAATAACTGATAAAAGCTTAAAAACATTTAATTTTGTTCGTAATATCGCTGATCTTGATGAAAGTAGTGTTACAATTGACGTATGGCATTTGCGTGCATGTTTTGGTAAAACAATAAAAACAACACCAACTAAATTAGCTTACAACCAAATTAAAGAATTAACAATTAATAAAGCTAAAGAAAAAGGATTAAAAGGTTTTGAATATCAAGCAATTATATGGAATTCAGTAAAAAATAATTTTAAATATGACAGATAAAGAGATCAAAGAATGTGCTCACGATAAAGTATATGCAATATACCTTAATTTACAAAGAGAAAATTTATGGTTAGATAAATACTGGAAAGTAGATCCAGATAGAGCTGTATTTTTGGAAAGGGCTCATGATAAAGAAGTAAGAGTATATTCATATATATTAAGTTTAATAGAAAAAGATAATAAATTATGAAAAGAACTAAAGATTTAATAGATCAAATGATGGAATATGAATGTGGCGAATTGAGTGATCAAGATACATTAAATATGTATTCAGAGATTATTAAAAATAATATGCAATATAGTTTACAAGGTCACTACGGTAGAACGGCTAGTGCTTTAATTCAAGATGGTTGGTTAGATAACAAGGGTAACATTTTAAAAGGACTATAATTATGCCAGATATATCAATGTGTAGGAATTTCCTATGCCCCACTAAAGATTACTGTTACAGATTTACAGCAACTCCTAATGAGTTTAGACAGTCTTATTCTAATTTTGGGCCAGAAGATGATGAGATAAATTGTTCATACTTTTGGCCTAATGGTAAAGACTCTAATAAATGTAAGCACAATGGCGTCAAACGTGAAGGTGAAATGTGTAATATGGCACACTGTAACTATCCAAAGTGCATTCAAGATGATTATTGCAGTAGTTGTGGCCAAACAAATGCTATACACAAAATGGGATGCGAAACTAGAAAAATACAAATTAATTTATGAAAAACATTTATTTATTACCAACAGATAAACCAAGTAGGTTATATTTAAACACTAAAGAATATATTTTTGAAAATGAATATTCTCTATCTACTGATGAATGTCAAAATAAAAACATCTACATCACTTCTGATGAAGAAATTAAAGAAGGGGTTAATCAATGGTATTTAGACAAAGTATTAAATGAACCTTATAATTCAGGAGGCGCTCAATATTCTTCTAAACAAAATGTAATCATACTAACAACCGACCAAGACTTAATCAAAGATGGAGTACAAGCTATTGATGATGAGTTCTTAGAATGGTTTGTAAAGAATCCAAGTTGTGAGTTTGTTGAGGTTGAAAAAACTTTTGTAACAAATAGTGGATTAGGACACCAAGAATATGCCGTATTAAATTCTGATTTTAAAGTGTTAGAATTGGTTGCAAATATACCTCAATCTTCATATGAAATTGGACGAGTTACAGAATTAGATGCATATGAATATGTCACTAATTATCAAATCATCATTCCAAAAGAAGAACCTAATAGAACACATTATCTAGATGAATTACCTAATATAGATAAAAAAATATTATCAAAAATGTGGGAAGATGTTGTGCCTGAGTTAGAACCTAAACAAGAAAAACTTGAAGAAACTATTGGTTTAAAGGCACACGAATACTCAATGCAATATGTAGGTACAGATAAATACACTGTCTCTATGTTAGCAATAGAATTTGGTTATCATTTAGCTTTGGAACAAGAACAAGAAAAAAGTTATAGTGAGGAAGATATGCACAATTTAATGGATGAATACCAAAATTGGTTATTTAATACCAATACCGTAGTATTAACTTTTAGAGAATGGTTTAAGCAATTTAAAAAGAAATAAGATGAATCAAGAAACATTAGAAGAAGTTGCTAAAAGATATTCTAAAAATAAATTATCTAAATTAGGATTTATTGAAGGTGCTGAATGGCAAGCAGAAAGAATGTATAGTGAGGAAGAAGCTGGTGAATTAGTTTACAACATCATTGGAAAATATGCTAAACAATATGGCATAATGGTAGATGGTGCTGAATTAAATGATTTATTTGAACAATTTAAAAAGAAATAATGAGTTTTGAAACGTGGTTAGACGAAAATTATCCATACAGAAACAAAAACTACAAACAAGAAATCCTGTATGCTAAAAGTAAGTATGATGAAACATATTTAAAAAATGAATTATTAGAAATATATAAAAAAGAAAAAGGATTATGAGTACAACATTTGGAATACCACAAAGAAAAGTAGATTTTGCTTTTTTAGTTGATGAAAATGGGGAATTACTTGATTACATAGATACATCATTTTTTGAGAAAATATTCTTTAGATCAATGAATAATAGTCGGTGGATGAATGCGATCGCTGAGTTATTACCAGAAGATACACGAGTATTTCCTTTAGACAATAGTGCACAAGGTATATATACTATAGGTGATATTAAAAAATACTTACAATCAGAGCACGATAAATAACTGATAATCTTAATGTGGAAAATAAAAAAAAATATTATATACTTAATGATGCAACGATAAGGGCTAGTAACAAAATGTGACACTAGCTAATTAATATAATAAAGTAGCAGGCTAATGTCGCATAGAAATCTAGATTTTTTAAATAACAAAAGAGTGATATATAAAAGAGATCCGGTTAACGATAAACCAACAAAAGAATTTGAATGGGGTTATTTTTATGAGAATGGTACTCATGAATGTTATGAACTATTTAGAAGCAAAGCGAAAATAACAACATTTAAAGCATTGAAATGGCATTTGTATGTTATTTGGTATCTTAATCCTAATCTTGACCAGAATGAATTTGAAACAATTGTTAGGCATATATGTAATAAAGAAAATGGATTTGTTACATTTAATGTAAGCGAGCAATTACTACAGAGCATGATGTATGATGTATCTTTACAAGATCTAGAGAATCCACCACCGAATAAGATTAGGAAAATAATATTTAAAAGTAACACTAACCTAACATTAAATGAAAAGCTTTCTATTGTAGGTAGTATGATTGGTAAAACAAAAAAGATTAATGAATCAGATATTTACGATGCGATGCTATACATGCACGATCTCCAAACCAAGATTACTATAAAAAAGTTAGCTAATCATTTTGGTTGCACATCTAGAACAATACATCGTAATATGAGTAATGAATTAAAAAAAGAAAAAGAACTGTTAAACCAAAACATATGAAAATATCAATAGAAAATTACGGTAAAAAATATACAACTGAGGTTGATCATGATGATATATCAATGGAAGATTACATAGATATAATAAATAGCATGTTACTAAGTATTGGTTTCCATCAAAGCACTATAGCAGAAGCATTTGAAGAATTTAACAACAAAATAAATTATGAAAAGTTATAACGTACAAAATTACATTAGGTATAAAGAAGATATTAAACAAACTAATAAAAATAGTTTAAATAATGATTTTCAATCATATCCACGAGATAAATTAATTGCAAAATTCCTACCTCTTGTAGAAAATATATCTAAAAAGTTTTCTACTACAACACAAGCTTGTGGAATACTAGATATTACAGACTTAATACAAGCTGGATCTATTGGATTAATACAAGCAATTGATAAACTAGAATGGGACACAATTAACACTTCTAATGATAAAGAATCAACATTGAAGTCATTCCTATCAAAAAGGATTAAAGGCTCAATACGTAGAGCCATAGACATCAATAGAGGTTCAATTAAAATCCCAGAGCATAAGCTAAATGAAATACGCAAAGACGATAGTAATGACCATGTATTAGTAGCTATGTTTTTTAATTCTATATTTTTGAGTATTGATGAACAAATAAATGATGAAGATGATGATAATACATTCTATCAAATAGCCGACCAATCAGAACCATATAATGTTGTATTAATGAATTTATATCTGACTAGTTTACTTAAAAAACATTTAGATGGTAATGAGTATGATGTATTACGTTTAAGTTATGGTTTAGACTGTGATAAACATTCAGCAAATCAAATTGCAGACTATTTAGGTATCGAAGGAGCAAGTGCTTATGTTAGAATTTCAGAGATAAAAAAGCAAGCAATTAAGAAGTTAATTGATAATGTAGATTCCTCGCAAGTCCTTGATTACCTATAAGTTAAAAGTAAAATGTATTTAAAATACGTAATTATATTAATAAGAAAAACAAACAAATTAAATCAAATATATGGCAAAAACAGAAGAAGAAAAACAATTAACACTTAATGAAAAACTAGCTTTTATTCAAGTTGAAATGAAAGCTAAAAAAAGTAGGTTTAATAGTTTTGGGAAATATAATTTTAGATCTGCAGAAGATCTGTTAGAAGCAGTTAAACCTTACCTAATAAAATATAATGTGTCAGTAACAATCAATGAAAAATTATTGGAAAGCAATTTTTTAGAATTCCCAATGTTAGAGTCAACTGCAACAATATCAGATGGTATGTCATCTATAAGTGCTACAGCAATTGTAGGTATAGATCTTGATCAAAAAGGTATGCAAATGCCTCAAAAGTTTGGGTCAGCATCAAGTTATGGTAAGAAGTATGCTTTAGGCAATCTATTCTTGATTGATGATACTCAAGATCCTGATCATGGTAAAGCTGAACCTGAAGTGAAGGAAAAAGCAAAACTTGGTGTTAATGATCCTGCTTTTGAAAAAGCGCAAATGTTTATAGCTAATGGCGGTTCAATGGATACAATAAAAAATAAGTATGAATTATCCAAAGAGGCTGAATTAATTTTATCAAAACTATAATATGACTAAAGAAGAAATTTTAGAGAAATTAAAAGAAGACGAACATTATTATGGAGAATTTGGTAAAAACTTTTTAAGTAATTCAAACATAGCGACATTACTAACTAATCCTTTATTACTTAATGAGCCACAGCCTCCAAATCCAAACTTTGTTATTGGTGGTTACTTTCATACAGCAATATTAGAACCTGATAAGTTACATAAATATAAAATCATAGAAGCATCAACTAGAAATACTAATAAGTATAAAGAATTATCTGATGGTGAAATTTGTTTATTACAACACGAAGCGGATAAAATAGAATTGATGAAAGATACTATGTTGTCTAATAAAATATGTAGCGAACTAATAAAAGGTTTTAATGTTCAATATGAAACACCGGGTATAGTCGAATTATTTGGAGCAATGTGGAAAGGTAAAGCAGATATTATAAACCACGACGAAGGTCTAATTATAGATTTGAAGACTACATCTGATTTATCTGCATTTTCTTATTCAGCAAAAAAGTATAACTATGACAGCCAAGCATATATCTATAAACAATTATTTGGATATGACATGATATTCATGGCTATAGATAAGACAACAAATCAGATAGGTATATTTGATTGCTCAGATAACTTTTTATCAAATGGTGAAGACAAAGTTAAGCGAGCGGTAGAAGCTTATGATTTATTTTACAGAACAGAAGGATTTGATCCACAACAATATCTAATAACAAAAACACTTAATTAAAAACAGAGAAAAATGGCAAGTATTATTAAATGCAGTTTAAATTTAAATGACATTCCTAAACACAAAATTATTGATGGTAAGAAAGGAAAGTATCTACCTATTACAATAACATTAAATGATGAAGTAGATCAATTTGGAAATCAAGGGCCAGTAATGGTTGAACAATCAAAAGAAGAAAGAGATGCTAAAGCAGCTAAAGTATATCTTGGAAATGTTAAAGTGGTATGGACAAATGGTGAAAATGTTGCTGTTGCACCCAGGAATGATGGCTCACCTGCTCCAGTACAAAAAGCATCTGCTCCGATGGACGATTTACCGTTCTAACCGTGCTTCTGTCGCTTCCCGTTAGATCAGCTCATTAGCCTTTTTATGATAGTTAAACCCCATTTATTGGGGTTTTTCTATCTATTATTAGTAACAATCAAATCAAATAAAGTAAATGCAAACACTAGAAATAAACGGCTTTCTAATCGACCAATTTAATCAATATAAATTAGAAGAAGGAAAAAGCCAAGGAATATGCCCATTGTGTTCACATAATAGAGAACCAAAAAACCAAAAGGCAAAGTGTGCTTCATATGATTGGGAAAAAGGATTAGGTACCTGCCATAACTGTAATAAATCATTTCAATTGCATACATATCAAAGAAAAGGATCAAGCGAAAAAATATACGCTAAACCACCACAGAAAAAAGTTGTAGAGGAAATGCAAATTAGCGAACCTGTTGTAAAATGGTTTGACACAAGAGGTATTTCAAAAAATACTTTGTATGAATTACAAATCACAGATGGACCAGAGTTTATGCCACAGACTGGCAAAACTGAAAATGCTATACATTTTAACTATTTCATTGGCGATCAACTTATCAATGTAAAGTATAGAGATGGACATAAGCACTTTAAGTTATTTAAGGGAGCAGAAAAGATTTTCTATAATATTAACAGTATTGTTGGGTTTGAATATTGTATAATTGTAGAAGGAGAAATGGATGTTCTTGCTCTTCATGAAGCAGGAATTACTAATGCAATATCTGTCCCAAACGGTGCAACGTTAGGTACAAACAATCTTGAATATCTAGATAATTGCATTGACTATTTTGAAGACAAATCCAAAATCATTATTGCAGTTGATTCGGATGCAGCAGGTCAAGCATTACAAACCGAGTTAGTTAGAAGGTTAGGTTCAGAGATATGTTATATTGCAACATTTGATGATTGCAAGGATGCTAATGAGTACTTGATAAAATATGGTAAAGAAGCATTGTCAAACAGAATTAGTAGAGCTAAACCTGTCCCGTTAGAAAATGTTACAACTTTTAGAGATATTGAGGATGAAGTTACAGACTTTGTTAAAAACGGTTTCAAACCTGGCTTCCAAGTTGGCTTGGATAATTTTGATAATATTTTTTCTACATACACTGGTCAATTCATTACTGTTACCGGTATTCCATCTTCTGGTAAATCTGATTTTGTTGATCAAATGGTGGTAGGTTATAATGAAAAGTATGGTTGGAAAACAGCATATGCTTCTCCAGAGAATACACCAACATATTTACATGCTCATAAATTGATGCGAAAAACATGGCAAGGTATGCCTAAAGTAGAAGACATTAAAACAGATAAATGGAATCAAGTTGCCGATCACGTTAATGATAATTATTTCTTCATTGATATGGAACGTTATACTTTAGAATCAGTACTGCGAAAAGGAGCAGAGTTAGTAAAACGTAAAGGTATTAAATGTTTAGTAATTGATCCATTTAATAAAGTAAGATCTGCTGATCCATCTGGGGACGTCAATGTTTATACTTTAGAATACTTAAGTCAGATAGAAATATTTGCTAAGAAATATGATGTGCTTGTAATTATTGTTGCTCATCCAACTAAAATGTATAAAGATTCTAAAGGTAATATTGAAGAGCCTACTATGTATAATATTAAAGGTGGAGGTGAATGGTATGATGCTTCCTACCATGGGTTATTAGTTCATAGAAACTATGAAGAGAAGACTGTTAAAGTAAAAGTTCTTAAATGTAAGTTCCAAAATCTTGGCGAAAATGGCGCTGAATGTCATTTTAAATGGGAATCAGAGTCTGGCTGTTTTATTCCACATATACCAATAAATAATGATGAATCTAAACTGCCGTGGGAATAAATGGGGAGTGGATTAAAATCCAAAGGAGGCATAGACATGGGCAACTACCATGCTTCTATAAAAGAAGTAGAAGCTTGTAGATGGTGCATACAAAA